ATCGTCAAAGTCCCACACACTAATACCTTTTCTAGGTCCTTGACTTTTTCTAATTTTCATAGCCGTGTCATCTACTCTTACATTAGCACCAACAGCTGTTCTAAATATTTGATCGTATTCGTTTAACACCTCTTGATACTTACTTATACCATCTAAATTAAATATTTGTTTACCTAATTTAGGTTCAAGTAAAAATCTCATATTACCTAAAGGACTATTTCTACCACCAACTTCATCTATTTTTTTAGTATCAGATTCTAGCATAGCAGACTGTTCATATCCCTCTAGTATACCAGCTATATTGTCTTCAAAACTATTATCTAACATTGATAAAAATATAGACGATGTAGTTGAAGAAGAGTCTTGCACGTGTTCACCTTTATAACCTGTAAACTTGTCATTTATATTTTGCGGGCCATCAACAAAGTAAAATGAAGTAAACGAAGCATATGCTCTAGCAGAAAAAATAGCATTGGTAGTCATTTGCATGTTACCAAATATAGAAGTCATAGCTTCACCCCTGTTTCTACCACCTTTAACTTCATTGTTTACCCAATCATTTAAACTAGAGTGATAAGCATCCATCAAAGCTAAACCTGATTTTAAAGAAGCTTTACCTCTTGGACCCATTACACGTGACATTACATTAGCTTTTGTTTGCGCACCCCATGGCTTGTTTGCTATGTTTCTATATACACTTAATATATGACTCATAGTTGCCGCGCCCTTATTTCCAAGTTGTATATCAGAGCTATTATAATTTTTCCACTTAGCCTTTGTTTGCTCGGTTGCTTTATTATTTTTAATAGCATCCGCTACAGCTTTATCATATTTCTTTTTAAAAACTTCTTTACTAATTCTTCTTCCTTCTTCGTATTCCTCAGGTGTAACTTTTTTCTGTCTGTCTTCACTTATTAAACTACCGTCAGCATTATAAACCATACCAACAGGTGTTCCACCTCTAACACTACTGTTATCTTTTAAATGCATTTTATAAAGCCAGTTATAATTCTGGTTCTTTAATTTATCTAATGCTTTTAAAGCTTCAACCGGCATATACTTTATTTGATCTAAAGTTTCATTAAGCCATGTATCATATCTTTCAGAGTTATATATTTTTCTTTTGTTACCTTCTAAATCTGTATACTTAGTAACCCAATTATACTCCTTGTTGTTTATATATTCTTGAAGTCTGTTGTTGTATTTACCTACAAAATTAGGAAATTGATTTTTAATAACTTTTACAAAACCATCGTTAATTCTACCTATTACTTTAACAGTGTTGTCCACCCAGTAATTAAATGAATCTATAATAGAATCATATATCAACGGTTGTTGTTGTTGCATTTCATCTAGACTTAACTCATTCAATAAACCAACTAATTGCTCTTGAGATATACCTAGTGTTTCAGCTGTTTGTACTACTTGAGAATATCTTAAACCTTGAGAATCAGGAGTAGCTCTATCTATAGCTGCTGATAACATAGCAATATAATTTTGCTTTAAGTTATCATTCATTAATTCTTGTTGACCTATCCATCTGTTTCGCAGATCTGGGTTGTCCATTAATACATTGTTAACCTCATCTTTAGCAAGTTCAGTTGCTAACACTTGTGCTAATGATTCTTTTCTGCTTCTAACTTTCTTACCTTTTGTAAAGTAATCTACAAAATCTTGCTTAGTTAAATTGTTTTTTATTCTTAATGCGTTACCCGCGTATATGTTTTTAACCTGTCTGTCTGCTATATTAGATTGAGCAGCTGACATACGGTCGTTAACTACTGTAGATAATTCTGTAAATCTTTTATTAACAGCTGATTGCGGTATCTTATCCCATAACGCTTTATAGTTTTTATTTAAAAACTCTGTGTACTGCTCTATAGTTCTACCTAATAATGGTCTTACTTTTTTGTAAAGCTCTTTAGAAAAAGCTTGTTCTAATTTTTTTCTTAATTCTGGTTGAGTTACAGAAGGTAAAGATTTATTTTCTGGATCTAATATATTTGTTACTGATTCTATTATTTCTTTTTGTAAACTAGGAGCAACATTTATTTGTTCAGAAAAAGTTTTTTGTTTTACCTCTTTTGTTTTTCTAGTAGGAGATAAGTTTCTTGTTTCAAGATCTTTTAAGTTAGTATCTGTTTCAGCTGCTATTGTTTCTTTTACATCAAAAGAACCCTCTCTTCTATCTTGATCTAGTGATGTACCACCTGGTCTTCTTTTATTTCTATTTTGTATATCACCAGCTGATAACTCTATAATACTTTTACCGCTTTTGTTTTTACCAGTTAACCAACCAAACAAACTATTTAAACCAGCGTCATAATTTCTTAAAAATCTTTCACCTATTCTTTCTTTTACATCTCTAATAAACTCAGGGTTTTGATTTAAATATTCTTGTGTAACACCTGGTAAACCAGCAATAGAACCGTCTAATAAATCTGTATTTTCCAAGGCATTAAACGCACTAGCAAAATCTTCAGTAGCTCTAAACGCGGCGTTGTCTGTATATTTTCTAGACTCAGCAGGACCAGTAAAAGCATCTAAGTTAGATTTAATATCACCTGGTAATGCTTGTGATTTTCTTTTACCAACTTCTTTTTTTGTTGGTTCTTCAACAACAGGTGCTTTAGGTGTAGTAGTCGCTATTTGTTTCTTAGTTAATTTTCTACCACCATAAAAACTTTTATTAAAGTTTTTTACAAAGTTAAAAGCTTGTTCACCTGTTTGTATATTAGCCGCGTTTATAACAGCTGGATTTATACCTACTTTAAATTTATAGTAATCTGTTAAATCATTTGCTACTCTTTGCCAAAAGCCTTTATCTTGTCTGTCCCATTGTATATTACCCAAAGACATTTCGTCACTTAACGCTGTAAAAACTTCTGAAGCATACATAGCTTCTGTATAGTTAGGGTTTTCTTTAGAAGGAACAAACGTTCCATCTTCATTATAAGAACCATAAACTTTTAGTCTATCGTTTATTTTACTTACAACACCAGCTGAAATATTTTTTCCGTCATTAAGCATTTGCTCGTTAACATATGTAGTAAGCTTATTACCTAAATCTATTATTTGCGTTTCGTTAAAGCTTCTATCTAACACAGTATGTAAAACCTCGTGAGCAACACTAACAGCAGCAACATCAGTAGAACCTTGATTAATTAAGTTTGCTACTCCGTTTTTTTGTACGTTTTGATTATTAACTACTATGTATTGAGGTTGGCCTTGAACATACTCACTAGCAAAAGCAGACACAGTTGAATTTTTAAAAACATCAATAACGTTTTGTTTATTAAAAACAGATGGTAGTTTATTGTAATCTTCTTGTGTGTTTATTTCTATTATTTCTACTTCAGAATCTATACCTAAAGATTTTAAAAACGGTGTAACAGCATTTAATGTTTGCTTTTGTTTATTAGCAAAGTCTTTTATAGTAACAAAACTGTTTTCACTTTTTAACGCATTGTCTTTAGTTATTAAAGATATTTCTTCGTTTATTTGTTTTAAGCTTTTAGCAGCGGCTGTTTCTAAACCTGGTTGCGATTTAATTAGTTTTTTATTTTTAATTAGATCAGCAAGTCTTAATTTAACATTGTTACTTACTTTACCTTTAGGCGCGTTGTTTTTAATTTGATTATTAGCCTCATCTATAATCCTAGCATTGTCTCTAAGCACCTTAGCGTCTTCACTAGTGATCTTTTTTTGTTTTTCTAACCTATTAGTAAACTCATCTATTTTCTGTGTGCTATAGTTAGAATTTACCATAGCGTCTAGATTCTTTAATTTTTGAGCTTGCTTAGCGGCTTCGTTAAATATACTCATTCTCATGAGCTTAACACTTATGTTAGAGGCTGTACCAGCGGTACCACCTATCATTTCGTCCATTATTTCTGTAGGCTTTATACCTTCACCTGAAATAACTTGAGCACCAAGTTCCCCAGTTCCTTCAAAAACTGGATCAACTATAAAGCCAGCGCCTACAGCTGTAGCTATTTTAGTTCTTGAACCTGATAAAGCAGTTCTACCTATCATACTAGTACTTACTTTGGCGCTTACAAGATTCATTATAGCAATAGGTATACCTCGTTTTAAACCAAGTTCATCTGCTTTGGCTATTATTTTTGGATCTTTTAAACCAGCTATAACATCTTCAGGATTAGAAAGATCTAACCCAGCTTCAGTCATAACTGTTTGATAAGCATTACCTATCTCCATGTTTAAAGCTGTAATACCTTGCCATGTAGCTAAACCATATTGCAAACCTGTTAGTCCACCTGGGATAGCACCAACACCTCCAGCTGTAGACCCTACACCAGCACCTATTGCTGTTGCGCCACCAACTACAGGAATAATTAACTCGTCTCCTGTTTCCCAGAATTGAGCCATAGAATTACCAAACAAACTTAATAAAATTTCTCCAGGTTCTTGACCTAGTATTTCAAACTTTTCAGAAACAGTTTTAGCATTTGTATAGTCTTCCCAAACTTCACTAGTTAATATACCGTTGTTTTTAGCTGTTAATAAAGCAACTGTTTCAGACACACGTTTTAGTTCTTCAGGATCATCTAAGTCTGTAATACCATAAGCAACTCGCCAAAACTCATCATTTAACTCACCTTGTACAAAACCTTTTTTAACGTTGTTTACTATAGAAGCAAATTTACCACTTTCATATTCACCTCTTGTTCTAGCGACATCACCAAAGTTCATTAAAACTTGGTTTACTTTTTGCGCTTGATTAACATAGTCTGTTGCCCATGTTAAACTATTCATTTCAGCTAATACCTCATTTAAAGGAATAGCTTGTGTGTATAAATTATTTTGTTTAATTAAAAAGTTTTGTAGTTCAGCTTCTTCATCTGCATTACTAGGTTTAAAAGTGTTTAACTTAGATAATGGTATACCTAATCTATCTTGTACTTCTACTTCTAATATATTTAATTGTTGATCAAAGTTGCTTATTAAGGCTTTAGTTGTATCTACAAAATCAACAGCCCCACTATTATCAAAGTCTCCAACATCTGCTGATGTTACTTGGTAAGAATCAAATAAAAATTTTTCAGTTTCTTTAGCTTTTTCTTCAATATATTCAAGCATTACTTTTTGCTCTATCCTGCTTTCATCTAAAAGATTTTTAAACTTAATGTCTATTTCTTTTTCTATTTCCCTGTTCCATTTTGAAGCTGTAATATCTGCGTATTTTCTATTTTCATCTCCAAGTTTATTTCTATGTTTTTGCAGTTCTTCATAGCTGTTAAAAGCCCAGTCACCATTATCATCAAATAACTCTGGATATTCCTCTTTTATTTCTGGAGCAACATTTTGGCCAGTTGTTTTGTCAAATTTAGCGGTCGCTGTTTGACCACTAGACCCTACACCTAATTGTGTACCAGGACCACCCATGCCAAGCGCTAAACCTATGTTAAGCATTGTGTTGTCAGCAGTTGGTTGCTTTTCCATATAACTAGCCCCTTTTAAAACCTCTAATGCTCCTTGGTTATATTCACTTTTGTCTTTAGCTTCTTTTATTTTTTCATAGTTAAGACCTTTGCTTTCATAATATAACTTAGTATAATCTTCCATAATAGGAGATTCTAGTAGTTGCGCAGTAGGAATTTTAATCTCAAATAGATTACCAGCTATATCTTCTAATCTTAAATCATCTGGTATACGATTTTTTGTAAACCCCTTATTTTCAGGATCTAAAACATAGTCATTAAAAAGCTCTCTGTTTTCAGCTTCTTCAAACAATCTGTTTTGCTCATCATAACTAAGTCCTCTTTTTTGTTGAAGCGTCATGTTTAAAAACGACTCCAATGAAAGCGGTTCTATGTCCTGCACGAAACTGGAGACCCCATCTTGATTCGCACCTGCAGTGGTCTCCGCTTGATCCGCAGGGCTGTATTGGTTTCCCAGTATTTGTTTTTTTCTTTTGTCAAATCTAGCTGCTAGCTCTTTTTGCTCGTTTTCTCTTTTAAACTGAGCATACAACTCGGCTAGTTGTCTATCGTATTCCTCTTGACTACCTTCAAAGTTTGATTGAAAAGTAACCAGTTGTTGTTGTTGTATTGGATCTAATTCCATGAAGTTTATTTAAATCTTTTAAATCTTTCTAACTGCTTGTTAACCTCTTTTTGATACTCTGCTTTATAATAAGCGCTATTTAAATTAAGTTCTGTAGCTTCTATATTTAAGTTGTTTAAGAATTTTTCCATTGTAAATTCATTCATAAACTTCTCTTTCGCTAAAGCATAAGCCGTGTCAAAGTCGCTTTGTTCTCCCTCACTACCAAACGAACTTCTTACTGAATTAGCTACTAAACCAGCGCTACCTATTCTTATTTCAGTCATGTCTCCTTTGCCTCCATACTGTATGTATATAGCATTTTCATTCATACCAGCTAGTGCAGCTTTAGCGTTTTCAAGCTCTTGTTTTTCAGTTTTATTTAGTTTGTTAACCCCAACATCTTCGTAAGCTTGAATTGTTTCTTCTAAGCTTAACTTAGCTTCACCACCTGTCATTGCAACCGTGCCGTCTAAATTAGCTGTGTTAAAGAAATCTGCAACCCAAGATGCATCACTCCAGTTACCACTAGGTTGATTAATAATACTAGTTGCTAGTTCAGCTATAGCAGGATTAATTACTTTTTTATTATTGCTTGATCTTCTTGGTCTAAAGTCTCCGTTCTTTTCTGATACAACTGGTAGTGTATAATAACCGCTTTGTCTTCTAGCCATTTCAACCATAAAATCTTCAACACCTTTTTTTAAACCAGGATTCCAAATATCTGATGTTTCACCAGTGTTTACAACGGTATCAGCATTTAATAAAGATATTTTAACTTCTTCATCACCACTCCATGTCCAATTGTTTTCATCGCTTGGTTCTTCTGTTTTTACATTATAATAAAAAACTTGGTTTCCAAATTCATCATACATAAATCCACCTTCATCATTATAAGCTGGTTTAGCTAATTTTCTTATTGTTGCGTTTGCGTTAAGAATACCGTTTTGAGATGTCTCCCATCCATCTACTACAGCTCCTCCTTGTTGATTAGCAAAATTATCAACCTCATCTAAGTTAGGCATTTTTATAGTTTGTATAATTTCTTGTTTACCTCCAGATGTTCTTTTATAATAAGTTTTTTCATGAGTTTCTCCTCCTTCTGTAAATCGCTCAGCTAATCTACCATTTATTATTATTTGAGCCTCTTCAGCATTTTCTGTAAATATTCCGTTTACGTCTTGTATTTCAGAAAAGAATCTACCAAATACATATGGGTTGCCGTCAGTATCATTCATGACATCAACCATCTCTTGCATACTTATTCTATGTTCATTACTAAAATCATAACCACCTCTATCATTTTGTACTAACAATGAAGAAACATTTTCATCTATAGGTATATCCACATCCATGAAATTCATTCCTTGTGAACTATAAGTAGAAGCAAATTGTTCAGCAGTCATTGTAGAATCTTCTCCAAACAATATAGATTTTTGTGTCTCGTCTAACGCATTAAAATAACTTATAGCATTTTGTTTTTTTACTTCATCACCAGTTAAAACATAATCAAATAATCTTCTATCGCCTTCAAGTCTACTCTCCCAACCTATACTAGCGTCGTTATAAGCTCCTTCCTGTGTATTAACAAATATTTGAAAATAAGGGTCGCTGTAAGAAGGATCTAATCCACCTAGTGTATCATATTTACCTTTTAATTCTTTGTATTTATCTATTAAAGCTGTTGTGTTAGCAAATAATTCTGGAGCTGAAGTGGCAAAATTTTGCGTAGAAGATATAATAGCTAGATCTGCTTGCTCTTGTTCGCTACCAGCATAGCTATCATCATACTGACTCATGTTAAACCTCTGTAAAGCGTTTGAATAATCATCAAATATTAAATCTATATCATCTTGTAATGAGCCTATATTTACAGGGTTTTTAGATTCTATCTTAGCTTGAGTATCACTTTTAAGTTTAGTGGTCGCTAGTATAGAATTTTTTCTTATAGTGTTATTATTTTCTAACCTCTTTTGTCTTTCTTTTTCTTCACGTTCTCTTTTTTCAGCCATACGTATACCATACTGCAAAGCAGTATTACCTATAGACTGCAGCATGTCTCTAACATGTTGACCTGACTGTGTGTCGACTATCATTGCCGGATTATCGTATGCTCCCATATTATTGTTGTCCTGCTTTAAATCCTGAGTATATGTTTGCTAAACTACTCAGTGTTCCTGTTATAGCTCCTGTTTGATCAGCCGCAGCTTGAGCTTGTTGTGCTGCTGCTCTGTCTGCTAATCCAGCAACTCTATTAATTTTATCTTGTTCTCTTGTTTCTCTAGCATTAAACATAAACTGTTGTCCTGCAGCATCAGCCGCTTGAGTTCTTTGACCCTCGCTTAATGCTATACCTTGCAACCTTTGTTGTTCAGATACTTTCTGCTCGTTCATTCTAGCTTCACCTTGAGCTCTTAATTGCTCATTGTTTGCTTCTTGTTTTTCTATATCTGCAGCGACGCCTTGCTTGCTAGCTAAAGCAGCTTGCGCTAATGCTGTTGCGCCTCCAGCTCCTGCGCCCGTAGCTCTTAATGTGTCTAATGTTTGAGCTAAAGCCATATCTGATTCTTCTATTTTTATTTTAGCTGCATTAGTTGCTACGCCTAAACTAGCGTAAGGATTTGTCATCATGCCACTTAGATCTTTAGCTAAACCAGATAAATCAGTTGTGTTAGCGTAGGGATTAACAATAGCTTGACGACTGGCCTCAAGTCTTTTCAACTCTGCCATTCGTCTTCTTTGTTCTCTAGCTGCCGCTCGTTTTCTTTTGCCAGCTCCAATACCACCGATGATTCCACCAGCAACACTTAAGCCACCTGCCACTAACATACTCATATTACTTTTGTTTTAATTGCAATTGTTTTTTTATTTCTTTTAAACTAACATCAGGATCTTCAAAGTTTTTTGCTAACACTTCATCTAACACTTCATCTACATCTGTACTGTCAGTTCTATGAACAGTAACCCATGTACAATCTTCATGAACAAAAACAACTCGTTTAGTTCCTGGTTTAGTAACCCCATAAAAAGGGGCTGTAATTTCTTTTATACCGTCTTCAGTTAACACTGATACCTTACCTTTTATAACAAAATAAGGATGTTCTTTTTTGTGTATAGCTGTTGTTAGTATTTGCCCAGCTGGACAATTAATTTCTCTTATATAGCATCCACCAGCAAATGTGTGCTTTAATGGATTTATTTTATTTAGCTCTTCACATCTACCTGGGTTATCAGGATCACCTAAACTACCCATGTCTATTAATTGTTTTTCAAGCTTTATAACTTCATCTCTAAAATATTCTATTTGATTTATTTTTTCTAGAGTGTAGTTAGTTTCTTTTAACTTACTCATTTAATTAAATTTAATATGATGATTCTACGTAATTTGTAGAAGCTGCAAATAGTTCTGCTTTACCCGCGTTAGTTTGACTATTATCATAAGTCATTGTAACAGTTGTAAAAAATCCTTTTAAACCAGTCATTGACTCTCCATAAACAACTTCACCAGGTCTTTGCGGTGTAACATTTAATATATTTGCAAAGTATTTATCTTCTTTTCTTTTAAAACTATTTGTAAATAAAGAATTTTCTAGATCAGCTAAATTAGTATACTGTACATATGGAGAAACAGTAAAACCAGTATCTCCTGTAAAACTAGGAGATGTAGATAAACCTTCTATATTTGTTTTCTGATATTCATTAGCAACCATGCTAGATACTTGCCAACCAGGAGATCCTTCGTAATTTATTGTTTTAAATGTTTTAGATAACGAAGGTTGACCATTAAATATAAATGTAACATGAGAGTTATAATCTACTCCATAAAAATTTGAATGAGCAACAGCTGTGCTGTAATGCTGCCATAAACCTCCATTTTTACTTGTGTAAAAATTATTTCTTAAACTACCTAATAAATCAGGTTTATAACTGTATCTACTAGTCCAACCTAAAACAGCTTCATCAAAACCTAAAGTTCTTACAACAGTATCTGCTTTACAATTTTCACAAGGTGGTGGTTGTAAAGAAACTACATACTGTTTAGTATGCATGTCCCATCCACCTAACGCAAGACCTGTATTTCCAACTAAACCTAATTCATCTCTAAAATAATCAAACATACCATAATTAGATATTTCTGTTATACCATCTTGAGATAATCTAAGAACAGCACTTCTTGTTCTGTCTGTAAAATATTTTCTATAACCATAAACAGCAAATGATTCTGGATTTGTACTTATACCATACTCACCAGCATAAGGAATTATTGAACCAATTACCTCTGATCCAGCTGTTGTTAGTTGACCGCCTTCTGCAGTGTATATAGCGTCTTTATCAATTAAAGATCTATTTACTTTTAATTCTTGAAAAATTATTAAATTAGTATCTTCAGCGTATAATTTTTGTATAGACCCGTTAGCTGGATCAACAGCTCGTGTTATAGATTCTGCAACGCTAAATTGATTTGTTTCATTAACACCTGTTCTAGAATTAAATATACCAGAATATATTAATGAATTAGATCTATGGTTTTGAGTAGAATCATCTTCTACTATATAAGCTTTTACACCTAAATCTACATTTGTATTATTATACCCGCCTCTAATTCTAGCTTCTTCTGCATACCAATCACTAACAGGTGTTGAAGCATAAGCTTTTGGTACTTGAGTAAAATCCTCTATGGGACCAAACTCTAAAGTTTCTAAAGCAGACACAGTTACACTTTGATTAACTGTTACTGTAGGAGGATTAGAAGCCATATCTACACCAGTTACAAAAGTAAAATCTGGCAACGATTGTTGTATAGTTTCATTTTTAACTCTTTGACCTATGCCAATATAAAGATTAGGATCTTGTAGGCTAATAGTAGTACCTGTACTAGCAGAAGCAACAATAGCTGTAGTATCTCTAACGTCCATAATGGTGTCCATCTTCTTAATCCAAAAAGAGTTAAAATATTTTAATTCTATTGTAGCGGCCATAGTATTATAGTTACTTGTTTATTTTTTAAATTACCCATAGTATTGCTGCCCTTTAAAAGGCCTTGTCATCTGCCAAGCTTCACCAGGAGTATTAACTGTTGGGGTTCTACCACCTCCCTGCCAAAATCTTCTTTTTACACCATCGGGATCAGTTATTAATTTACCATTAGAATTTAGTCTAACAGTAAATCTAGGGTATCCAGTACTGTAGTCTTCTCTCCACTCTGTTGCACTAGCGCCATTACCACTTATACTACCAGGGTAATTACCAAGATTTGTATAATCCCATCGAGAAACTGATAAATGATTACCGTCTTTATTGTCTGTAAGAGTCACGTTTTGCGTTATAGTGTAGTATCTATCTGCTCTTTTAGGAACAAACGGTGTTGTTCTAGCCGCATCAACATATAATTCTTGTAAATTGTTAGCATTAATAGAACCTATATTACCATATACTTTTCCTACAAATTTTGCTTGTGATAAAGTTCCTTCGTAAAAATTGTTTACAAAAGAAATATTATTGTTAGCTAATACGGTTCCAGGTGCATTAGATAAAACAACTTGTGTTACACCACCAACCTCACTAACATCACTAACGTATGCTAAAGCTGGACCACTAGTTGCTGTTGAAAGAACAACACCTTGTCCAATAGAAACTTTAGGTAGAGATTGATTTAATGTTAATGTTAATCCATTTTCTACTGATACAGTTGCAGAAAAATCTGTAGTGTTGTCAAATAAACTACCACCAGAATAAGGAACTGTATTGTTAGCACCTGGATCATAACCCAGTATATAAGGATTACCACTTGATGTTGTAAACTCTATACCTGCAGCTGAGTTATCTACATTAGGAAATTTTTCCATACCTAAATAAAACTCACCACCAGATATAGGTGTTGGAACTGTTCCGGTTCCATTTGGATATGAGTAGTTCGCGTCAGAATAACTAACTTCTAAAGTACAACCAGTTCCATTATAATTACAACCATATGCTGTATTTGTTGATTCTGGTGCAAATTCAAAGTATAAAAAGTATTCTCCAGGATTAGCTGAGCAGTCTATAAATATATCAAAACTCATAGAAGAATAGTTGACATTTACAACACTACTAGCACTTGCACCATCACCAACTTCTGCCACTACTATTGGTTCCTCACCTTGTAGTTGTCCGTTTTCATCCGCAACAGTTGACCATGATAAAGAGTTTGGTGAAGAAGACTGTAGTGCTCTATGAAATATTTTGTATTTAACAGATGAGCTCATTCTATCACCACACATAGCTAAAGGATCTGAACAACCGGCCAGCGCGGCTGCGTCACACAACACTTCTACGGTAAACTTCATAACACCTCTACTACAACCACCTTGTGAAGTGTCTGTACAACCACCGCTGTTAGGAACATTAGGATTAGAAGGAACCGCTCTATCTAAGTGCACCAAAGACATTGGCTTTATACTAGGGTTTGTAGATCCAAAAACAGTTCCAGTTGTCGGTAAACCTAAAGTGCTAACTGGATTTCCAGTGCTATAATTAGCATTAGTGCCTGTCCAACCACCACCAGTTGAAGTAAAAGGAACAATTGGGGGTGATGCGTTAGGCTTATTTAATATATCGTCTCTACCTATATAAACGCCAGCATAATGTTTATTGTTAGGCCCAGGTTGGTTACCGCTATCAGCGCTCATATTTTGTCCATCACAGCTAGGTACTCCTCCATTTATAGCATATGACCTATTATATACTGGTAACTCTCCGTAGTTGCCTCCAAAACCAGTAACTGGTATTGCGCCTTGTATACATGGATTTACCGAGGGTGTGCCTATTGTTATGTCTAAGTTTGCAGCAGCACCAGAACATTCAACTCTTTTACTATCATAAACACCACTATTTATTGTTCCAGTAGGTGAATTATTAGTATAATCCCAAGCATCAGTTAATCTTATAGTTAAATTATAAACACCTGTTGTGGGTAAACCATTAGGATTGTTTTGTGTTATAGTTATTACAGCTTCATTATTTACATTTTGTAAAGTAAAATAATTGTTAGTATTTGTTGATGGATCTATTTCCCAAAACAAATCAGAAGATGATTGTATAAAAGAACCATTATTACCAGTCATTGTTACTAAAGTACCTGTATTAGTATTATCGCTTGAAACAGAATAAGTATTACAGGCAGGATCTATTTCAGGAGATACATTTTGTAACCTGCCATTAAATATAAAATCAGAAGTAACACCATCATAAGTTACGTTACAAGTAAAAGTATAATTTTCTAACTCATCAGCATCGTGATTAAAAACAAAATTATCTGACGCAATAGCAAATCTATATTCACCGGTTGTTGTATAGTTTGATACAAGTTCAAATTTAGAGCTTATGTCTTGAACAGGAACTGTTTGGGTGGTAACCGTGAAACTATTTATAACAGCAGATGTTAAATTTGTTCCCTGTTGATCTACCATGAAAAAAGCATCGGTAATCCATTTAGCATCACTAGCACCTGTAGTTGTACCTACTCCCTGGTAATCCTGATCTTCTACATGCTTATAATTAAGTGTGCTAAATCCTACTACTCCATCAAAACCTGTTTGTACGTCTTCATTTATATCTGATATTAAACCCGTAGATGCTGTTTCCCAAAAAACTTCTAACGCAGATTCTACTGGTTTGGTTTCGTATATACTTAAGAAAGGAACCATACTACCACCGCTTACACCTATAGGTTTAACCGTTGATATTCTACCAATTAAAGGGTTTGTCTCAAGGTTATAAAAATTAAGAGAAGCTGTACCCCTAACATTATCTAACGTGTTTGGTAAAAATCCTAAAGTCTTAGCATCAGCTATAGTACTAACAACGTCAGCTTTAGTTGCAGGGTAATACTGTCTATTTTCTTCTAAGAAAAATTTAAAAGACATTGTACTACCGCTTTGATTAGATGATAAAACTAATTGTGATGGTTGAAAGTATATTCTTCCTGTGCCTTGAGGATATTTAAATTTAATAACACCACCAGCACCTATATCAACAGCTGTATTAAATGTTATTATTGTTTTAGCTCCTGTATTATCAACGTTACTTACAGTTAAATTTGTAACACCGTCAGTTGCAAAAGTTTCATCATTATTATTAGTAGCTTGTATTACACCAACGCCAGCTGTAGCAAACCAGCTACCTAAAGTTGCATTTAAAGTACTCAGCTCTACATCTGTATTATTAGTTACACTATTTAAAGACGTATCTACAGCATCTAAAGCAAAGTCTTGATCTATTCTATTTATTACAGTATTTTTATACCAATCATCAGGGTAGTTTATACTACCTGTATTATTACTACCAACTCCCTCTACACCATCACCAACTCTTAACCTAGCTATACACGAGGGTAGGTTAGGATCAGATGAGTCATATTCTATATAATTCACCATAGCTTGAGAAGCTAGGGGGATATACCCAGTTGTTTCAGTAAGTTCACAAACTGATTCAAAATTTTCAACTCTACCAAATAACTCTTCACTACTTCTATATTGAGTTTGATCAGGACCAACCTCTGACAAATCTCTAGGTATTTTATTTATATTGTCATTTATAAGAACTACATGTGCTGTTTTATTTTCTTCTCCTACAGGAAAATCTGTGGTATTAACCCCATGTTGTATTTCAGGCATAACATAATCAGGAAGATTATTACCGGGACTTATTGTAGTGTAAACCGTGTTAGAACCAGATGTTTGTTGTAGCGGATAACCCTTAAGCATACCAGCTAAATAGCTATTATAATAATCTACTTCTTGTTGTCTAACAACTATTTTATATGAATACCAACCATCTTTATTTAACAAATAAGAAAACTTAACGTCTTCTACGCTTGAGGGTAAAGCTTTGTTTGTATTGTATTTTAAACTAATATCTTCATTACAAGTTATAGTATACGCATTAGATAAGCTTGGACCAGTTATAGCAGTTATTTCTACATAGTCTTGATACTCACCTCTTAAATATTGTCCAATTGAAGGAATATTATCAAATGTAGAAGTTGTATCAAAAGTAAAAGTATAACTAGTGTTTGACACAGCGCCGGCGTTTATAGCAAATCCATTTTTTTGTTGAACAGCATACAGACCTGGAACTCCAGTTGGTATGTTTCTAGCAGAAGATATAGAGCTTTCTAATAAAAATCTTATAGCACTACCATTATAACATTTAACATTATAAGGACTAGTCACACTACTATAAGGAGCAAATATAGTTGATCCTTTTTCTATAGCACTTGAAGATATATCGTCTAATGTAGACAAAATAACAGAAGATTGTCTGTTGTATTTATCTGCTAATATAACACCTACTTGATAATTTCTATTTTCTTTAACAGTATGATTTGGATACTCTATAAAGTTGTCAAATGAATCTCCTTTTTCTTGAAAAGTTAATTTATAATTTAAACTAGGTGGAGGTGTCCAGCCTTCAAAATAGTTACCATATATTACTCTGTTTCCTGATACTTCTTGAGATATAGCCCTAACAGGAACTTTATCATACACTCTAGTTGTTTGGTTTTCAGCTAAACTTCTATATGGTTTTTGCGACTTATAAACATACTCATAAACATTGCTTTCATTATTATTAGCTTGTATTTGAGCAGCTGTTAAAGTTTCAAGTATTTTTACAACTCGACTATCACTTTCTTTATATAATACATCTATCTCAGATATTTTATATCTTGTGAGTATTTGTGTTGCTTTACTAGGAAGTGGTATTAATAAAGCTATCTGATTAACATTGTTTTCAAACCATCTAATAACCGTGCTTCTAAAAGCATCTTTTTCGTCACCATCTATAAAATAACCTTTTTGCTTGGGTATAAACGCTATTTGTGAAAATGGAGCAAATGTTGAATACTCATCATCTTCATATTTAAATCTAAAACTAAACCTAACATATTTAGCTTCTAAATAATCTGGATCACCAGGCCAATTAGGATTTGTGCTCTCGTTAGTCATTGTAGATATAAATAAATAAACAATGTCATCAACACTTACGTTTATAGCATCTGTCAGTGTTAACTCATAAAAGTTTGTTTGACTATCATCTACTGTAAGCACGGTTACAAAATTACAACTTGTAGTTCCATTTGTTATTACCGTCATTCCAACCTCTGGTACACCGTTTGCTCCAGCTTTTTTTAATCTTACAGTTGAGTTTGTCGTAGCGGAATCAACTAATAAACTAGCTTTTTTTACAAGTGATATTGGTGTTATAGGAGAATATTTAGCAACAGATATTTGCCATTCATACTTATAATGATTAGGGTCGTTTATAGCTAAATCTATATTTATTTTTCTAGGTTGATTTCTGTTATCAGTCCAAAACAGTTGATTTTCAACTAAGTTTACAGAGTGTATTAAAAAATCTTTACCCATAGAAAAATTAAGAAAACTACCTTCTACTAAAGTATAATATGGTTGAGAACCGTCAAAAGATTTTACTCTTATTTTACAAGTATCAGTAGTGTCTGCAGGTATTAGTTGTAAAGGTTTTGGATCTGTATAGTTAGTTAAAAACTCAAATATTCTATTACCAATGTTATCGAAATATAAACCAATACAAGTTAAGCCAGTATTAGAATGAACCTCTTCGTTACCTAAAATGTTTTCTAACGCACCAACGTCATCACCTTCTGATCTTCCAACCGATATATTTACCGCGTCTCTATATTCTCCATTTGGAACCAACCTATCATCTAGGTCTTTGTTCATTTTAGATTTTAAGAAACTGTTTTTAATTTCAGCCATTTAACTTTAGTGTTTTATTATTTTAGATTTACCTCTCATAACCTGTACAAATTCGTCAAGTTTAATATTAGATAATCTTATTTTTGCATTTCTTAGTTTAGAGCTTTTTTCTTTTCTATATCTTTGAACTATATATTCTTGAACATTGGCTCTGCTAGCTAATATACCATAATTTATATAAGCATACATGGCTTCTTCTGCCATTTTAGGAACTCTAGTGTCTAAATCAGTAGATAATCCATCTGATATATATTCAAATACAATTAATCTACCAGCTAAATCACTGCTAAAAGAAACCTTACCTTCTCTGTCATTTATATTATACCATCCGTTTACTTGAGTGGTTTCTGGGTTTAACCCATATCTTTTACCATAAAAACCTCCCCAGCCCCAGTCATATCCATACCAGCCCCAGTTTTCTATGTTTTCATAATTTTCAAATACACCTGTTATTTTTCTATCATTAGCCTCTGCCCATCTTTTTTCTACTAGTGAAGTACCTTTTAAGTTGTTACCAAAGTTATCGTTAGTAGGTACACCCTCATCATCTTGTAAAGGTATAGCGTACGGATTAGTTGATAAATTATTTACAGGATATATTATATGCTGAACACCTAGATTGTCAACCCAAGAACACCTAACATGATTAACATAATCTTGTGGTAATATAACACTTAAGCTAGGTGGTATATTTAACTCTTGTGATTTTATACTTCTTAACGTATCATAGCTAAATTCTTGAAGAGATCTTTTAGCGTGAAAAATAACATCAGTTCTTTTAACATCTGGTATTAATTTACCTTGACCCACATAAGCAACCATAAAGTTATTTATAATATCGTTTAGTTTTATATAAGAATATCCACCAAAGTTTTGCTGTTTAGATGGCGTGTTTAGTTTTATCTTAACATAACTGTATTGTGGTAATGCAGCTGGAAATGTTAATATATTTTTTACTAAGCTAGACGATGTTACAGCGCTATATCCATTTTGAATAGAATACTCTGTGAAAGTAAAACCGCCATCTGTGCTTATTAATATTTTAAAATTATTTAAAGCATAATCAATAGCAGTTGTATTGTTTGTTTTATATATAAGCTGTGAATCAAAACCAAGTTCTACCTCAGTACTATCGTTTGCTTCTACATATATGTTTTGTTCTCCAGAATAATAGATTTGATTAGTCTCTGTGATTAATCCATCACTAGGAGGTTGTATAGAGTAAGGTATTAATTTTGCCATTTGTTATTAACTTTTTTCGTTTTGCATATCAGAAGCAATTTGCTGAGCAGCCACTTGTATTATTTGTGGATCTTTAATTACAACACCCGCGTATAATAATATTTTTAATATTAAATCTGTTTGTTCAGAAGGATGCAACTCAAAGCTTACAGAGTTAATATTATCATACACGTATTGATAATTATTATTAGCACTGTTACCTGTAAAATTCCACACAGGATTTAATGGTTTTCTTAAAAATGTACAAGATATTTCACTAGTTATACTTGTAGGATAAACAAATATTTGATAATCTTTATATTTATATACAGGATAGTATTCTGTAGGTTTAGTTAAAGGTGATAAATTTAGCTCTAAAAGCTCATTAGGTTGAACATACTGTACTTCTTTTTCATCTTTATGTATAACTGTCCCTAATTTATATACACTAAAATCAGTAACAGTTATTATTATAGTTCTTCCAGCAACAGGTATATTAACCAGATTTAAAACATTATTTGATACAGTCCAGTCTGTAAACTCAGCTAAAGGCTCTTGTACGTTTAAAGCATTTGACATTGTAACTGATATTTGACCAGAGTCTGTTTCTCCTGCGTTTAAAGGGATAGGATAAACTTGTGAAGTTGTTGTGGTTATTTGTGCGCTTACCGCTGTAGAAGAATTTGTTGGTAAGCTAAAATAAGGACCTACATAAGAACAAGATCCTGATTCTTGAAATACAGATAGTTTTTCTCTTAAATTTTTAAGTCTATCCGCGTATTCACTGTTGTTGTCTGGCAATCTATACTGTTGATTTAATTCTTCAAAATAACTTTCAAAAATCTCTAACTGAGCTTGAGTAGCTATTTTATTAAACTCATCTGGAGTTAAATAACCTCTCTGCTCTTTATTAAGTATAAGTAAAACCGTTTTGTAGACTTGATTTACGTTTATTGCCATTTATTTTTTTTTATTATAATACAAGGCCCGAGTGAACGAGCCCTATATTAATATTACATGTTTCTATAGTTTTTTCTCTATTGATTTAAAAACCTCCATGCCTTCATCTGTTTTAAAGAACGAAGCTAAGGCTGAGTAAGGATGCTCGTCAAATGGTACTGTCATAATTTTTTTACCATTTTTAGCCCATTTAAAAGTTTTTTGATCATTAGACAACTTTAATATACCTTGCTCTACAGCGTGTATACCAAAGTTTCTTAACTGTATGTTTTCATCTTGAGCTAATGCTATAAAAGTTCTAGGTTGTTGCTTAGCAAATAAAAGAATATCTCTTTTAATTTGTTTAGCAGTCATGCTACTAACATCACTACCTTGTTCTACTCTTAATATAGCTTCTTGATGATTAACATCTATTTGATTAGCTAGATTTAATGCAGCTAATTGTATTTCTAATTCATTCAACTCATCTTTAGCTTGAATTACAGGATCAAATTCTGAGTATATTCTATTTTTAAATGGATGATATTCTGATAATAATATCTGTAGCGCTTGATTTTCCTTAGGAACTGAAAGCGTACCATCTCTAAATACAATATGAGACAGAGTTGTTGGACCTTGTTGTTCATCAACAAACACTGATGGTTGGTTAGTAGCATATCTTAACTCTCTTTGATAACCTAATTTTTTATCAAAATGAGTCATAGGGTATCTTTGCGTATGCTTACTTGGAATTGTTCTTGTTAACGGTGTTTTTGCACCTTTGAGTATGTATACTCGATCTTTTACTTCCCAGTTTTCTGGTTTTGTAATATTTACTTGTTGTTTCATGATATAATATAATTAAATAAGTTAAAGGTATATGGGCGCCGAAGCGCCCTTACCTTATATTAAACTTATGCTACCGATTTAAAGATAACAAAGTTGTTTGCAGCTTGAGTTACTAAACATCTTTCTGATAAGAAATGTACTTTCATAACATCATCTCCAGTAGTGTAAGCACCACCAACAGAACCTGTTAACCAAGTTTTCATTCTTCTATCATCAGCTTCAGATGCTCTATAACGAACATGCAAGAATGGACGTCTGATGTTTGCGCCAAGCATTTGGTCGTAAACAGTAGATGTTCCAGCTGGTACTAATACACCATCAACAGTTTCATTTAATCCTCCAGTTGTAGCATCATTTAAGTATTTCCAGTCAGTTTTATAGAAGTCATAAGAACCTCTTCTGAAACCAGAGAAACCTAAATTTAAAGCCATTTCCTCAGAGTTTTCAAATACACCGTAAGATGTACCACCTGCACCATAAGAGTTTTGAGCAGCTAACATATCATCAAAACTTAGAGCAGTAGCTCTGTTTAAGAATAACATGTTTTCTTCAATAGCACCTTGCTTATCAAGGTTTTGAAGAATTAAGTCAAAGTCTTGTAGTGAAGTTCTAGCGTTACCACCAGCATCTTGTCCAGAAGCATAGTTATCATAGATATTACCTCTTGACTCAATAGCAGCGAATAAACCTTCAGTACCTTTTACTTTTACAGTAGAGTTTAGAAGATCTTCACCAATTGCAGCAGAACCAGCCTGAGCTTTTTCTCCTTCAATCATTACCATTTCTAAATAATCTTGGAAACGTAGTCTAGTTTCACCTTCTGCTTTTAAATACCATAAGTATCCTGATGTACCATCTTCAACAGCAACTTCAACCCAACCGATCTGAGCAGTGTCAGAACCATTGATTTCGTATTTATCTTTGATGATTACAGGTGAGTTATGATACTGAGTAAAGCTAGGCTCAATAGATCCTTCCATTCCTGCAGTACCTTTAGCAAATTCAGAACCATATACAAATACATCGATTTGTCCAGCTCCAACTAAAGTATTTAAATTAGCAAGATCGTAAGAATAAGCTACAATTTTCCATTTTCCACCAGCAGCAACAGGGTCAGCTTTAACATAACACTTAGTGCTAAGTAAACTTGTGTTGTTACTTACAACGATAGTTTGTCCTTTTCTAATTGAAGGAATAATATCGTTTCCAGCAGAATCTTGTCCAGCAAGACCAGTGATTTCATTACTACCATCAGCAGCAATAGAAGCTCCTGTAAAGGCAATATGTAATCTGTTTTGCTCTGACCAAATTACCTGGTCAGAAGTCATTGGCATTTCAGCGCCTACCATTCTTAAGAAACCTCCGATTGTTCTGTTTCCGTATCTTTCAACTTCCGCTTCGTAGATTTCAGGTAGATACTGTTGTGCAAAGTTATTTACTGGATCACCGCCTGCAGCGTTGCCAGTAAAGTCTAAGTACGACGTACTCGTTAGCATTTTCTTTGGAGTCGGTACCAATGAAAATTGACCTAACGGGTCGTTAGCATTAAAATATCCCATTTTTCTTTAAGTTTTTATTTAAATTTTTTATTAATTCTCAACTTAGAACTATCCATACCACTAATAGCTTTAACTTTTAATCCACCTAAAGTAACTTGCGTAGGTCTATCAGCTGACGAAGGATTTTTAGATTTCTCTACTACTTCCTTTACAGCGTCTGACTTACCTTGTTCATAAAAGTGTGTTATTATGTTATCGATATTTTCTGCGGCATATAGAGCTTTGTGATAACCTCTTGGATCTTTAACGTTACCTTCACTGTCTAAGAACTTCCCGACAAAGTTGTTTAGATTAGACTGTTTCTCACTAACGGCGTCAGGATTTTTTACGCTATACCTATATTTCTTTTCACCAACATTGAAATCAAAACCTTTGAAATCGTTGTTAAAAAGCTTCTGTGTATCAGCTTTAAATCTTTCGTGCTGTTTCTCTATTTTAGATTTATCTTCGTTATACCTGTTGAAAAACTCCATAGCTTTTTGTTGGTCTTTACTAACGGATGGCCTCAACTTGATTTCATCGTAATATTTAGTTTTAAGTCCTTCTAAAAAATTATGAGCTTTTGCAACCTCTTCTTTTTGAGCAAGTTTTTTTCTCTTGATGTCTCGCTCATCATCAGTGTCTTCATCTATAGCAAATTTTTCCTCCATTAAAAAATTAATTTCCTCATTATTTAAATGTGGTTTTGATTGCTTATAGTATTCTTTTAACAATGTGTCACCATCTACATTAGAGTAGTCTGCGTTTAATCTAACATAGTCTTGAACCGTACCACCTGTTTCTTTCATAAATGAAACTAGTTTTTCTACGTTTTCAGGTAACTCAACAGGTTGTTGAACTTGTTCAACTGGTTGTTCTATTTTTTCTTCAACCTTTTCCTCCACCTTAGCTTCATCTTCTTTTACTTCTTGTATAGGGGATTCTAGTTTTTCTTCGGTGGGCCGTACTTCTTCAACCACTCCTTCGCTGTTGCTACTGTCTTTTTGTTCTTCGACAACAGCATTGCTATCATCTGTCTTTTGTGCTTGAACGGCATTGTCTTCTTGTTTTTCTTTTTCTTTTAATTCTTGCGCTTTTTTAGTTAAATCTAGTTTAACTACGTTGTCGTCTTTTTTAGGTAACCCTTCTTTGGGTACTGTAATCTTAGCATCTGCCATAATAAAATATTATAAAATTAATAAAAATTAAACTATAGGTAGGTTTTCTAAACCAATACCCATTGAGTCTTGTTGCTCAAAATCAGTAGGTAATAAATCATTTTTTCTTTGATCTATCATCGCACTTTGTTGAGTTGCTTGAAGCTTAGTTCTTTTATCTTTCCTATCTTCAATATATTGCTCTTTAGCCTGCACTTGTTGTACAGATACTTGAGCTAGTTGCAGATCATAGTCAAACTGTGCTGCCATCATCTGTTGTTTTATTTGAGCTTCTACTTGCATTCTTTGTATTTCCATCTGCGATCTAGCTTGCTCAAAATTAACTTTTTCTTGAGTTAACGCTTGTTGCTTTTGAACCTCATTCATAGCTGCTTGCTCTGCTTGCTGTGCATTTGCTTGAGCTTGAGCTTGTATATTTTCTTTAGCAAGTCGTTCTTCTCTCTGTTGTTTTCTTTTTCTTTTTAGCTTTAGCATTTGATTAGCTAACTTAAGATTGTGTATTTGTCTTAAATCTATAGCGTCTTCTAAATCAATACCACCTGATTGTAAAGCTATTTGTATATTTTGTTCTAACTGTTGTTGCTCTTCTTCTTCAGGCTCTAATTGTAAATAAATACCAAAGTCATGTATGTTTTTATTTTCTAATTCCTTTAAAGTTTCTACATTGTACTTACTTATAGAACTAACAAGTGTATTTCTTAATAAAGGAAAATTTAAAGAATCAGCTATACGTAAAGAAATGTTTTCACAAATTCTTAAGGTTACATATAAGCTAGCTTGTAAAATATGTTTAGTTGCTACATTTGAAGCATTAGCAGCCATTTTTTGTAAGCCAACTAAAGTATCTCTATCAGGAACCGATCCATCTCTTGCTTCATTTAAACCGGTCACGTCTCTAATCATTTGTAAATAGTAGTTATAAGTTTGTATTAAACTAGCTATTTTAGCTTGACCACTAGAAGATGTTAACTCTTGAATAGGTACTTTACCTCTATTTAACTCTCCATCTTGTGTTAAAGATCTACCTACAATACTACCTGTTTGAAAAAACATGTTTAAAGCTTCTGCTGGATTGTAATTAGTACCATTACCTAAGTCTACTTCAGCTAAGCCATCAATGTCTACAAACACACCGTCAGGAACTATTCTAGACATTACTTGTTGTAGTTTTAAATGTGTTAGCTGTATCATATCAGCAAAACCTATACATTTACTAACCACAGATTCTATTCTACCTTTATACATTCTTGGAGCTACAAGAGTATAATTCATCTGAACTTTACTCGTATCAGAAGCTGGTCTAGTCATATTCTCAGCCAACTTCCACTCTAACATTTCATTTATTCCTAAAACCTTACATCCAGTATATAAAACCTCTATACTCCTACTAACTCTTTCGTAGTTATCTGCAGGTGGTGGGTTAAATGTATCTGGTTTTTCTAAAGCTTTTTCTAAACCTTGCTCTGTTTGTTTTATTTTAAAAACTTGGTTATTATATGTTTTATATTCAAAATATAAAACTTGAACAGTGTTTTCGTCATAATTATTCCAACCAGTAACAAATTGTCTATTACCCGGCATATCCTGTATTCTTTTTAATAAATCATCTGATATATCAGGAAATTGTTTTTTAAGCTCAGGTATTGTTACTGATTTTACTTCACCTACATAATATATATCTTCAAAATTAGGATCATCAGTATATGAATAAACTAAATTAGCTGGATCAACATAATCAATTGTTATTCCGTTAGATCTGTTCCAATGTGTTTTTGCTGAAGCTATACCTAAAACAGTTAAATCCATGTTTAGTCTTCGTCTTACTAAATCATATTTATTAAAAGCTAAAGTATTATTTATAGCTTCTTCTTCAGCTAATTCAACTGATTGTTTATAATCAAGCTGCATATGAAGCTGTAATTCATCTTCGTTTTCAGGCAAAGTACTTGGATCGTGTTTTAAAATATTTACACCAATAGCTTGTTGAACCTGTAAAGCTTCGTTTTTTACAGTCATATCTCTTAATAACCCTTGAGCATATTGTGTTCTAGCTTTTTGAGATTGTGGGTCTTGAGCATATGCTGTTATTTCATATTTTTTTTGAGACATACCATTTACAACTATGTCTACAAATTTTGATAATATAGGAACTGGTTTCCAGTCTATATTTAAATAGCTTAGGTCACCATTAATAGATAACTCATCTTTATACTTTTGAACACTTTGTTCTCCTCTAGCATACAGCCTAAGTTGATGATAGTGGTTCCAGCTTACAGCAAATCTATTACCTGCTCTACCCTGTTGAAACCACTCTTGCTCAATAGCACGTCCTACCTGTATACCGTAGTCCCAGCTTGATTTTTCTTCGTCACTAACAACTTGGCTAGGAAAGGAACTATTAGGATTTGTGTATATATTCATTTACTTAATTATTTTAGAAACTGTACCTTCGTTATTATATTTTTTAAAACCTAAACTAATTGGTTTTCTTTCTATTTTATTAACTGGATAATATCTGTTTTTATTACAAGCCATTATAGCTAAACCTGAACTTATTGAAGCATCGTGTTTTGTTCTATTGTTTATATTAAATCTAGCCCAGTCTTCTAGAGTAGAGTCAAAATACATATCTCCATATTCTTCACCCAAATAACCAACGTGCTCTTCTATATATGATTCTATAGCTGCAGCGTGAGCTTGTTTCATATCTTCACTAGAGTTAGGTACACCACCTATTTCTCTTTCTGTTACAGATAATTTATTATATATTTTATCAGGTCTATTCATACTAAAACCTCTATATCCTCTTCTTTTAAAATGATATAATAATCTTGGTTTATTATTTTCAGCAAGTATCGGCATACCGTAAAATATACAAGCCATAAGCACGTCTTCAAAAAATATTTCAGCTGTTTGTGGTCTTGCTATATATTCTAAAAAAAAATGATAAGGCGGAACGTTTTCCATACTAAACTTTGTTAGACCATGCAAAGAACCATTAGATCCTCTTTTATCTACAGTTCCTGATATATCGTAACTATCACATCCAAATGCACCGCAATGTTCATTGCTAGGGTATTTAATTCCATTTTTTATATAATGCTTATTTTGCAAATGCATAGGAGGTATCCATGATATTTTAAATCTACCACTATTGTTAGGAACAAATATAACTCTACTATCTTTTATACCATTTTCCCACTGAAATGAACCTTTAGTTACAACAGCTGTATTTCTTAAATCTTGATTATAATCTATTTGTTCGTATATTTTAGTTAGATTAAATAAAGATTCTTTTGCTTCATCTCTAAATGCGTGTTGCTCTGTTCTTGGAAACTGTCTGTAGAATTCATTTAAACCGTCTTGATCTTGTTTTAAACCATCTACTTCGTTTTGCCAAAAATCAACTACACCTAGTTTAATTTTTTGCCCATGCGGGTCTTCAACTGGTTCCTGTGGTGTGTCGAAGACAGGTATGCCATAAGAATCAATGTATCCTTCGTAATTCCATTCCATAGGAATGAACAAAGAATATAGTCCTGAGCTAGTCTGTCCGTTGGCGTTTCTTTTTGTAACGTCTGAGTCATAATAAAGTTTTTTAAAATTATCCCCACCTTTATCTAGAGCATTACTTGTTGAGCCCATCATGCACTTACCTATAATTCTACTACCTAATCTTAATGTGGTTTTCGTGACCCTCCAGTTGTTGAGGATGTTGTTCGGACGTTCCCACTTCCCCGATTCATCATGGACGAGGAGTTTGAGTTTCTCCCCGTCGTAGGAGTTGTCACCGGTATTCTTCCAGTCGATTGTGGTATCCAGCCCCTCGAGATCCGTGGGGGCTTCGTCACCGGTAACGGTGATGGAACGTCTGGTAAATTTACTGGCTGGTACACGGTAGGCAAGTTCGGTTTTGGGACGGTCCATACCGTCCTGTATCGGTTTGAAAAAGAAGGGGTAATTAACCGATATTGGTACCACCTTGTCCGTGAACATCTTCTTAGCATCAGGACCGGACTTTGATAATATACCATATCTAGAGTCAGATGATATGGTTGCCAAGTTAACCACCTCTCCTGAGGCCATAAAGGAAAACCCAGAACGTCTGTTCTTAAGGTAGCACAATCCATAGGATCGTGGATCTGCTTTACAAGCCTCCCAGAAAATAAAGAATAATCTATTTGATTCTCGAAAGTCTGGTGCCCCAACGTCAATTTTACTCCACTGCAAGTACATGTAATGAGTGCCAGTGATATAAGTAGGGTTATCTTTGTTAGTAAACCAAAAGCCTTCTTCCCTACGAGTAAATTCTTTGTCAATATAATCATACCATTTTTCTTTAAAATCTTCTGGATATTCTTTCCAATCAAATACTGTTTTTATTCTTTGTAGTTGTTTTGGATAAGGTATTTTACTCCATTTTTTATCTTCATTTTCGTAGACATTTTTTTTATCTACTAAAGGTAAAGCTATTTTAAGATTCTGTATTTCATATATTTCACCTATTTTACCAGTCTTACTAATAACAACCACATCATAATCTTCATTGTATCCATACTCCCATTTGTTATATCTATTTTTCTTTTTAATAACATTTGGTTTAATATGGTTATCTAATATCTTATATAAACTTTGTTGATACATTACTTAGATCTTCCTTCTGCAAAACCTTTAAAAGTTTTTTCTTTTTTAACTTCTTCTTTAGGTTTGTTTTCTAATATGTTTTTTTCTTCTTGTATTCTTTCTAATATTTCAAAAGCATCAAATATAGCTAGCTTCTTAGTAGCAGCTGCGTTTTTAAGTCTATCTGCTGAAATATCAGGGCCAAAATCTATTATAGGTTCTTTAGCTACCTTTATTAGCTCTTTAACAGCTACTTGTCCAGCTTGGATTATATTCTTCTTCGTGTCCTTGATATTCATGATGTGCAACAATATTATTAGATTTCATACAATACAAAAACTCTTTATCAACTACGAACTCAAATTCTGAGTTAGGTTGAAAGCTTATTAGCGCTCCCTTGTTTAATCCTAGCGCTTCTAAGGAGTTATTACTATATTTTAATATACCAATATGGTTTAATATTTTGTCAACCTCTAATTTGTTTTTGTTTTTTAAAGGTTTTACAAAACATCTTTCACCAATTGCTTTCCAGGTATCATTATTTTTGTATAAATATATTTGATCTTCTTTACAAAAAAATAAATCATCTTGAAAAAAAGATTTACTATTTTTTTCATTACCTCTAATATCATAAAACCTTCTAAATACATTATGATGTATTACAATTATATCTCCGGTTTTTATCTCTGTATTATTAACAATTGGAGTACTTACAACTTTTGCTAAATTACTAACATGCTTGTAAGATTCTATATTGGTATTTGTTATTAACTTTATCCCTTCAACATCTATTTCATTTTCATATCGTTTTGTTAAAGGTGATACTATAAAGTCTTCTATACTTTTCATTAATAGTTTAAATCATACTCTAAAGATACTGCCATGTTAGAATTAAATTTTTTCCATGGCAATACCTCATCATTTTTTTCTATATAAATGTTATAAGAAGAGTCTGAGTCATTTAATAGTATAGCAGAAATAACATGTCCTCCATAAACCTCTTGGCCTACGGAGTAATGCATTGCTTCGTTTTTATAGTCAGTTCCTATACTAATTTTTCTTATAACAGAGTCCATTTTATTTTTCTGCTGGTTTTTCTATTTCAGTATATTCACCTGTTTGAAGATCTATATTTATAGAGCCATATTTAGCTTCAAGTTCTTTTTTAGAACCTTCTATAGTATTAGCTATAGACTTTGATAAGTCTACTAATCTACAAGACTCTATGTTTAACAAACCTATTTGACTTACTAGTTTATTGTATTCTGTGTTTTGAGATACAATATTTTCTAATTCTTCTTTAGTAATTTTTTGTACTTTTTTCTTTTTTGCCATTTTAATTTAATTTGATTTATATTAATTTACTTATAACTATATAGTTACTTAATTTTAGTGATTTTTACTTTAACCGTTACTTGTCTTATCTATATCTACGTTGTTAACGAGACCAGCTGTATAATTCATTTGAACATATCTTATTTGAACATACCATGAAGCTGTTGGTAAAGCAGTTAAATTACTTGCTGATCTAAGAACTAAAGCTTTGTTTAATTGATAAGTGTTTGCGCCTACTTCATTTAAAGTAGCATTACTTCTTGACCAAAACCAAGTGCCTGTTTGAGTTACTAAAGCGCGAGGTAATTTCCAAACCGCATCAAAAGCATTAGTTAAACTACAGTTGATTGAACTTCCTTGACAAAAACCTATTTCAGCCCCAAAGTTTGGTGAACTACTTGGCCAACCAGTTCCTGTTGTTCCAGAGCTTTTATATATAAGTATTTCATAAGGTAATATAATACTGTTCGCTCCAGGCGCGGCTATTAAAGTTGTACCAGTACTTGATAAATTAGAAAAAGCATTACCTGATAATTTAATAGTAATAATACGTCTTTCTTCAACCATTTTACCAGCGCTACCATATGCTGCTATGTATTTAGGTTGGTTAATATTAGTTGATATACCGAAGTAATTACCTTGACCATAATTACCCATCTTAACATATTTACCACCTGCACCACCATTGCCATCTACGAATAAATTCTGCTCTGTAGTGTTACCAACATTTAATTGATTTCGCACACGTATAGTACCATTAACATCAAAAGCAGATCCTGGAGTTTCAGTTCTAAAACCTACTTTTCTATTAGCAAGATCAAAATACATAGTACTAGTACTAGCACCTGTAGGACCAATTATTATTTCATTTTTAGAATGCGTATATCCTTTATCCCCGCCAGCACTTTCTAAAATTGAATCAGTAGAAAAAGAATAATAAGTGTCAGTATCACCAGTGTGATAAAGAGTAGCCGGCATGTATATATCACCTGAAAAATTTGAATCTCCACCACCCGATTGTGTGAAGGTTGCGTCTACTGTTACAGCACCATTAAAATAACTTGTACCATTATTATAAAAATCAAAACTTGTGTTTGTAGCACCAACATATATTCCTGAAGCTTCTATATCGCTAGCAAATAAAACATCGCCTGTTTGTAAGCCTATAGTTACAGGCGTTATACTAGTTGTTGAAATAGTAAAATTATTACCACTTGCGGCTAATATTGGATCTAAACCTCCACCAGCTGTATTGTCGAACAATAGTCTTGGAACATTTTTACTTATAGTTAAATCACCGGTTAATGTACCACCAGCTAAAGGTAAGTAAGGACCGCCTGCACCACCACCACTAGAAACTGTAATGTTTCCACTAGCATCAGTCACCAAAGTACCAGCACCATAACTAGCTAATTGCAACGTGCCATCTAGATAATTTTTGGTTGCATTTTGAGAATATATACCCCAATTGTTTGTTATTGTTCCAGCAGCACTTGTAGTTCCATAAAATTGATACGCACTTGTTATTGTACCAGCATTAGAATCAATAATACCTTTTACAGCTCTAGCGCTACCTATTGTGACATCACCATCATCTATTTCAATTTCACCATAAACACCATCGGCGTTAGTAAATACACTATTATTACTACTAGCAACCTGATCTACTTTAAAATAACCACCATAAACATTTTGTACTGTTTTACCTGAATCAGATGTGTTTGATACTATACCTCTAACACCGCTTAAACTAGTCATATCTGTTCCGCTACTAGCGTTATCTGATAATGCTTGAAAATAACCACCATATACATTTGCAACTTCTCCAGCAGTATGACCTGCTCTAGCCGTTCCATAAACTCCATATACAACTGCAATTTTATCGTTAGCAACTGTTTTAGTAGCTCTAACATCAAAATTACCACCATATATATCATTTGAATCACCAGTGTCGGTTACCAAACACCTTAAACCGCTTAGTCTAGTTTCATTAGTTGTATTACCACCTGTTGCTGAACTATCAAGATCTATTGTAAGAGCATCATAGTATCTATCATTAGTTTGAGCTGTAGTTCCTGAAAGATTATAATCTATAAAAACATTTTTAGCGTTAGTATCAACATTTATGTCTTCAGATTTTTTAAAAGCTACTTGAGCGTTTTGAGTATTATTAAGAGTATAACCTACATTTAAATTTGCTGGAAACAATGCGTTTTGAGATGCATCTATTTCAAGTCCTGAATCAACAAGAACATGATCACTTTGAAATTTAGGTACTTGATTAGCTGTTCCTGTTCCAGATATAACATCGTTGTTAATAGCGTCTGTTTCAATTATATTTCCACTACTATCTACTTGTAAGTTATATTTTTCAGTACCTGTAAAGTTTCCTCCACCATATTGATCAAACATAACTAGTCCGTTAGTTTTTAATGAAAAACTAGGAGTAGTACCCAAAGTAGAGCCTGGTGCTATTCTAAAAAGACCTTCGCTGTTATCTACTCCAAGAATATATTTATCTCCAGCATCAATAAGTATACTAGCATCACCAGTGCCACTATTATTTAAAAGCAACGATGTTACCGTAGTACTTGATGTTTCTGATGTTATTTGATTATTATCTGAATCTATATCCAGCCTGTTATAAAATTTAATTGACATTTATTTTTTTTATTAACCTACGTTAACCATAAGAACATTAAACGTACTATCAGCCCATTGTGTTCCAGAAGGTTGTTCTACAAATTTAAATCTTATTTTAGTTCCTGATGTGTCTCTATCTATTTCAGCAAAAACTGTTTCACCATCACTAACTTTTACAATTTCACATTTAACATCCATAGGATCTGCACCACTTCCAAGCACAGAACTACTAGTGACGTCAACTTCAAAGGTTGTTACTCCTCCACTTGAAGAAGCACTTACGTAAGACAAGCCACTATTTAAACTAACTTTCTTAAACCTAGATTCAGATTGAGCTGAATTAGTTATTGTAGCTGTACCATTGCTATAAGATATACCTATACCTGATCCAGCAGCTACATTACCTAAACCAACTAAAGCGCTAGTTGCTAACCTTGATGATAAAATAGCTGTACCACCACTATATACGATTTGTAAAGGTCCACCTGTTGCAGCACCATTTGTGCTACCAACAAAACCAGCAGGAACTTCAGAAGATACTGCATCATCACCAATGTTTACATTTGCTAAACCTGGAGCCGCGTATGTTGCTAAATCTGTATCAGACTGAACAACTACAAAATCAGATTCTTGAACACTTCCAGCCGCTGTAGTTTCAATACATATAACTTGGTCACCGTTTGTTAATGGTGTAGCTGCATTTCCAAAGAAATTACCTGGTGTAGTTACTACAAAGAAATCCCCTACAGTAACATCTACATCTGTATATAAATCTCCTGCACTAGAATCTAAATCCCCAGTGTTTGCATTAAATCCATCTACAAATTTTAATGCAGATGTTAAAGCAGTTTGAACAAAAGCTGTTGTAGCTAGCTTTGTACTATTGTCACCTGAAGACTGTGTTGTTGCTACTGAACCATTTGGCGCGGTAAATCCAGTAGATGGAAAACTAAATGTATATTCATCTTCAGTAGCTACATTTATATCTATTTCATTTGCTGTTCCTTTAAATTCTATACTGTCTTGAGTTGAACCATCAGCTGATAAAATTAATGTTGCATCATTAGCTGCTTTATCTAAAGCATATGTAGTATTTACAGATGCAGGTAATTCTAAATCTGCAGTTGTTACTGTGTTAAGGTGACCTTGAGATGTCCCTGTAACACCTGTTACAACAGTGATAGTTCCACCATATCCAGGTGCGTTAGAACCGCTATCTGTAGTAGTAACAGTTAAATCATCGTGATTAATTGTTACTGTACGCGGAGAACCTGTTGACATGCTAACAGCAGTATTTATTACTGTTCCACCAGCTACAATCACTTCATCGCCCGAATCAACATCTGATGATACTGGTGAGCTTTGGTTATCTTTTAAAATCCACTTAGTATAATTAGATGTTCCGAAAGGTAAGTCAGAAACTAAACCTCTTACAACTTTATCACTATCAGTAGAATCAGAGTAAAGTATTACATCAGCGGTGGATATAGCTGTTCCTTCAAGACTAGTTGCTGATTGAATAAGGTTTGCTGCGTTTCCATCATATCTTACAGCAACTTCTGGAGTAGCTGTTGCAGCGTCATTAACGACAATACCAGCGCCAGCATCAATACCTGTTACATCACCAGCTCCAATATAAGACTTTAAATCACTAAGTTCAAATCTTAAATTTTTTGTTGCACTTAAATCATAAAATAAAACACTGTCACCATCAGCTAAATTAGTTTCTTTTGTTTGATTTAAAATATCAACACCAACTTTTGGAGTAGGACCAGTACCAGTACCAGTGTCTATTGCTATACCTAATCTATCATCTGCAGTAGATGCCTCAACTGATGTAATATCTCCTTGTGGTGCTAAAGCTACAATATCAGATACTGTCGCGTATTTAACAGTATTATTAGTTAGAGATACATCACTGAATATTAATCTATCAGTAGCTGCTACTGTACCGCTTCCAGCTTTATCTATAAAGTTTGTTTGGGTTGCAGTTGCTGTATATCTTAAATTAACAGTAGGATCAGTAGCTGTTCCTGTTATAAATATAGGTTCTGTACCACTAACTGAATCAACACCTGTTCCATCACCTACTATTTCCCAAACTGCGTTAGAACCACCAGTAGATGCTGTTACGCAGACTTTTATTTTATTTACTCCAGTCGCGTAGTCATATATTAATTCACCACGAGCTCCATCAGCTGGTTCTCCTGATACGTTATTTATAGCCGCTCTTAATAACTGATTTTCTTGTAAGTCGACCGTGTTGTAAAAATTTAATGCCATTTTTTTTTTAGTTTAAATATGCAAATCCTGAAACACCACCAAATGATGGGTCAACACCTGCTGTAAATGTTAATTCTATTGTGTTAAGTGATAAATATTCTATGTTTGGATAAAGCACTGTACCTGCGTTATCAGTAACCGTTGTTGACGGTTTTTTATTTAAATTGTGGTTTATAGTCCAAGTATCAGCTGGTATAGATTGAGTAAATGTAAATGTTCCTCCTCCACCAGGGGAAGAAGATAAATTAAACGTTGCAAAATTGTAATACTTTTGATCTTTAAAAGCACCGTTACCACCTAAATTTGTTAATGATAATATATAAAATTGATTATCGTTTGGGTCTTGGGTATATGAGCTTATAGTATAATGCCCAAAATTTTCTAAAGCGTTTTGCTCGCTTACCAATATTTGACTACCAACTAAGTAATCTAAAAAGCTTACTACGTTAGACCCTTGTCTATCTTTTATATTTAAATATAGTGTTGTTGTGTTTACAAATAAACTACCAGTACTAGGTCCATAAAAATCTCCTGCAACTGCTTTTGTTGAGTCTGATTCTAGCTTATAAACCATTTGGCCTGATATAGATATTTTACCTTTTATGTTGAGATAATTAGCTACTTCAATTGCCTTGAACTGTTTGGTAGACATATTGCTACCGTCTGTGCCTATCCAAGCATCGTTGTCCTGAACGTTTGTATCATAAGGATAATTGCTAATTATAGGCATATAATCGAGTGTATAAAGTGTTTATATAAATGCTACTAGGTCTGTTGCGCCTCCGCTTACTTTTTTAATTGCTATTGCTAGTATAGGTAAAAACTCTCCGTTAGGTACATTTTTAAAACTAATAAAGCTAGACATGCCTTTTAATTTGACTTGCACTTCACCACCTGTCCCTACATATAATCCCATACCATTGTTAGGATTTCCACCTAGTGCAACTTCAGTTACCTCTGTTTCATCAGCCGCTGCTACTGTTCCTGTTGCAGAACCTGTGCCTCCTCCAAAAGAAGCTTGTAATGTTGCTTCGTCAAAAACTACAGTTTCACCAACTAAACTAGCTGACTCTACTGCTGAACCTCCAACCACAGTTATTTTGGTAACAGCCCCACCGCTAACGGTAACAAGAAAGTTAGCGTCACCATTATAAGTGCCTCCACTTGGGGTCATTTCATACGTCGCCGCTACAGTATACCCAGCGGAAGTACCACTAACATTAAGCTCAGCACCGTTTAATAATTTGAATCCAAATAATGGATCTATTTCTTTTGCTAAGGTAATAAAGCTACCTATTTCTGTTATATTATTTCCTGCGTTTGTTTGCTTAATTGACATTTTTATTTTTTATTTTTTATTGTTTGAAATTTTTCTGCGCCTCGTGAACCAAAATAAGCTACGTAAACAGTAACTAATAATGTTTGTAATAAATCAACCCATCCTGCTGAAACCATAAAGCTCCACTCAAAACTATCTAATAATATTAGTATAACCATTGATATAGTTAAAAATATTAAAGACATAGGTCTTGTATTTTTAGAAAGCCATGAATCTGATTTCATATCGCTTTCCCAACGTTTTGATACTTCTTGCATTTCTATTATATCCATTTCTAAAAGCTTCATCGCCTTTTCTTTATCTTCAGGTGGCAATGCTTCTTCTTTTGAAATTAAATTTTTTACTATACCTAACACTCCGTTATCTGGTAAAACATCACCAACAGTGCCTAGTATACCTGGAGCAGCTTTAGATAAAAACTGTCCTACTTTCGTTTCACTAAATTTTTTCTTTGGCATTATCTTGGAGCATTTGTTGCGCAACCGGCTTTACATCTTCCTGATCTTGTCCTTACGAATCCAGGTAGTTTTGCAACAATATCACCTGGCTTTATCCTACTTACATCAATAGTAGGTAAGTTTATTTTAAATTTACCACCTCTAGTTTTACTACCACCTGTAACACCAAGGCCTCCCATACCTGGAGGTGGTGGTGGAGGTGGGGTTGGTGGAATTAATTCTTCTCTTGTAAAAGTATCTGTTTCGTCTAAAACTGTAAATGAATCATCAGCTGGAGACGATGGAATATTTTCTCTACAAACACATTTATTTCCTTCAACACTAAACGATTGAGTTTCTGGGTTTGGACAAAATTTTCTTTCTGCTCGATATTGATAACATGGATCTTCACCTATTTTTACTTGATGTTCTCTATATTTTCTACATGCTTCTTTATCTTGACCTAAGTTATCACCTTTTTCATATAAATCACAAGCGCCTGGTCCACCACCACCCGAAGGTCTTTCTTGCTCAACAACATTTCCTAAACCTGGATTTCCAGGAATCATATCAGGCGTTTCATAGTCTTGCTCAAATGTTGATACTCTAAACTTTTGCCCGTCTCTTTCTATTATTTCTGTACCTACTTCTCTTTCTTCTCCTATAGCTCTTCTTTCACCACATATAGGTAATCCGCTTGGATTTGGTTGACCTGCTGGAACACAAGGGTTTCCAGTCGCGGCGTCTATGGTAACATTAAGCGGTGAGCTATGTCCTCTTAACATACCTGCTGGTGAGTTTATTTTTGCTTTGAAACCTGTTCGGCTTCCTAAATTCATTTTAAATGCCATGTTGTTAATTTTATTACTGTATACTATTTATACTTCTTTCTATACCCATTATGTATTTAGAAATTGATTTACAAGCGTTACTTTTACTATTTCTAGGATTATCACAACCGTTTGATTCAAACATGCTTCTATATCTACCTAGTTGCTGGTTGTATTTTTCTAAATTAGCCGCGTTTACATTTGTCATGTAATCGTCATCGGTGTAATAAGACGAGTATTCAGTAGTTCCTGGCTGTATGTATCTACCATCACTACGTGTTGCTTCATAAAAATTTGTAGCGGCTGGGGATATTTCTTCTTGTCCACGCGGTGTATAACCATAAACAGAACTTCTACCACTTGCCATTGGTGAGTTAGGATCTATAGCTCCACCTGTTCCACCTTCTAACATTCCACTTTCGGGATTAAAAGTTATATACCCACCACTTGATCTTAAAAGTTCTTCAACTTGCTGAGGAGTCATTTGATTTTCAGGTATTACTGGAGCTCCTCCTTCTGGATAAATATAAGAGTTTGTAGCTTGATCGAATACCATTTCAGGTTGTGTAAAGTTTAATTCTTGTGAATCACTAACGTTTATTTTTGATCTACCAAATAAAGAACCACTTAGGGAATTACTATAGTTATTATATTTTATTGATAAAGGTTTTTTAAACTGTGATTTAGAACCTGTAATACCACCAAAAGTACCACCTGTTATACCACCTCTATTGTATAAATCAGATATTTGAGTAGAGTATTCTGATATTAAATCATTAGCGGTAAATTCATTCCCATCTTCTCCAACAACTTTTTTCTTATAAAACCTGCTATCACCATACTCTTCTATTGGTTTTAGTGGTTGTTCATCAATTAACATAAACTCATTCTCACTTCCTTCAACATAATCATAACCTCTTTCTCCTTCTCTTTGTTGTCTAATATTTTTATGTTTATGTGGAGCACCATATTCATGATTCAATGGAGAAGGCTTACCTAAATTATATAAAGGAGATTTAGCTAATAAAGCCGCTTGTTTTTGTCTAGCTGGTTTAAAGCTTGATCTTAAATTAAATTTTTTCTTTATATTTCCCATAACTATGCGTTGTTATAAGCTTCAGCTTCCCATGGTAGAGCAGCATCGCCTTCGTTCATTTTTTTTCTTGAATATGTTTCACCTTTCCAATATACGTTTTCATCATCGTAAGATAAATCACCTCTTTTTATTTGATCTACGTGAACAGCTTCATGGGCTTCAACTTTAGCCTGATCTTCTACTCCAAGACCCTCGTCTAATACTACACTAGCATTGTTGTTTGTTTTGCCCAATACACCTTCTTCTAAATTTGCAAAATAAATAGGTTGATCCATTTTGCTTCTATCATAAGGTGGGTTAATTTTAAAAGCCATTATTTGTAAGGTATTAAATTGTTTAGTTTCTCTTGCCTTTTACCACAACCACAGTCTTTACCTGTTACTTGAGAGTACTTATCGGCTAGTTTATCTACACCAATCATTTTAAAACCATTAGCTAAAGTATCACCAAAGCCTTTTGGTTTTTTTATATAATCTTTCATTAGAATGTAGCTATATCTACTTTTTTCCAAGTATCAGTGTCCACACAAACATATATAGCGTCTGCTGTAAATTTAATATGACCTTTTACTCCTGCAGCTGAAGCAGATGCTGGTGCAGTATTTAAACTAGAACCTACAGCGTAAGTTCCAGTGTTTAAAACATGATCACTTTCTACAGACAATATACTATTTGGTTCTAAATTACCACTTGAATTGTATACAGCAACTTTCTTTTCTACACCTGTACCTACTATTTGAGTTCTTAATTCATTTACAGTATAAGGCGTGCTAACATTATTTTTACCAGTTTTAGCAGTTTTTAATTGTACTAACGGATCATAAACTACTAATTGGTCGTTTCCACTTATTGCCATAACTTATTATTTTCCTAATTTTTGTATTTGCTTAGAAGCTGCTCCATAATCTTTACCAGTATCTCCACCGTCTTGATTTGTTTTCATCATTATAGGTTCTTTAGCTATTGCAGCTGCAAATCCAGGATTAGAAGCGTTCTTTACCAATGCATCTTTGTGAGCTTTTGAAGTTAGATTCATTATTTGCCCGTCTTTTTCAAAACCACTCATTCTATTCATAATAGGTGATCTGCTTTGTAAAACTCCTCCACCTGTTACTGGTTTACCAACTTTATCAGCAGAATAACCTTTATTCAAGTTTCTTATTGGATCGTCACCTGCTGTTCCATAGTTAACCACTCCTTCATGATGCTTTTTGTTTTTATCATCATAATGAATATCTTTTTTTAGTCTATTAATTTCTGACCTGTCATAGGCCATCATGTGATCAAATTTTCCCATTTTTTTTTAGTTTTATTTGTTTGCGTGATAACCTGCTAAAGCGTCATTAGCTTCTGCTTTAGAGGAAAATCCACTTTTCCAAACTTGATTGCCAGGTTTTTTATTGTTTATTATAACATATTCTCCACCTCTTTTTTGTACACATCCAGGTCCTCCATCGGACTTAGCGCATCCAGCGTTTAGCGGTGATTTCATCATGAATGGTGTACTGAAGTTTCCCATATTATATTACTTTATATTTAGTTTTACCGTTTTCTTTGTATGCTTTTAAACATCTATTTCTATTGTCTTCATCATTTACGTATGAAACATGAATCCAGTTAGGATTAGTATCTGTTCCAAACTCCCATATCAATTGATCAAAGTTTAAATTTTCTTTAATCCAATGATACATTTCCGCATTTGTTTTATAACCATATACATCGTCTAGGTCCATTGCTTGACCTTTCATATGTTGTGAACTTTTTGCCCCACCGATAGCTTCGTTTAAAGCTGCAGACCTAAACATGCTGGTAACTTTTATTGGTCCGCCAACCCACTCTCTTAATGGTTCAAATATTTTTTTAGCCGTTAGTTGCATTGTTTCTACATGCACTGGGCTTGGAGTATTATCAATACCTCTACGCTTAGCAGTGTTAGAGTGTATTGCTTCTGCATATGTTATATGCTCGCTTATCCTCATATTAGCAACTTTCGCAACCAGCAATTTTAGTTATAGGTCCTGCCTTATAAGCTGGAGCATTTTTAGCTAATAAAGCTATACCATCAGCTCCATTGCTAGAACCTTTAATAAAAGGTCCTTTTGGCTTATGTGGTCCGTCCCATACAGCTGTACTACCAACTTGTGAGTTAGTTCCTTTTGCAGGAATCTTTGTAGACTTAGCTGGACTTATACCAACACTAGGTTTGTTTCTCATATCTCCCATAATTACATGTTTTTTATTGTGTCCTCGTTAAAAGGCATTAAATTTGGATTCTGTTCTATAGGTACGTTTTGTTGTACTGTACTAGTACCCATTAAATCTCTATTATCTTGAACTGGATTATCAACAACTTGTTCTGGCGCGCTAGCACCTAAGGCTTCTAGTTTTTTATTTAACCTAGCGTGCATTGCCATGTGCATAGTATTTCCAGCAACATTTCCTCCGCCACCACCAAATAATCCGCCTATTCCACCAGCTAGAGTTCCCATGCCTTGTGATCCACCCATAAGACTTGATGCTGCTCCAACTAAACCACCCATAAATTTAACAGGTGAGTTATGACCTTTAGTCATTGCTGCCATAGTATTAGCACCTGGGCCTTCGTTAACGTTATCATATTGATACTGAGTTTTTATTGAATTGTTAAAATCTTTCAAAACTTTATCTTTAAATTCATTATCTTTTTTTCTAGCGTATATATCAGCATATACAGCACCCATGTTTCTAGCAGCCTCATCAGTCAATACTTGGTAGTTGTGTGATGGCGTAAATGCTTCAAATCCTACTTGTGGCATAATTATCTATTTTTATCTCTATTAACAAGGTATATTGCTTCGCTCATTACTTTATTCATATAGCCTTTACCTTTCATTATTTTATTTCTACGTTCGCTAGTAGGTATATCATCTTCACCTAGTAATATTCTATATATTCTATTTATTAATGTTTTACCTTTAAACGTAACTGTATATATATTATATAACTGGGTTGTTCTGTTTCTATTTCTCCAAACTTTTACCCAGTCATTTTTTAAAAGTTTATTCCAACGTCTATTATCCCAGCTATAAGCATAGGTACCGTTTTCAAAATCTTTTTTTGTAAATAAATCTATACAGTCTAAATAAATAAGTAATTCTAAATCAGCATCAGTTAAGCCGTTGTTTTTACAAGCCCATTTGCGTACTATACGGTAATGTTTTAACAAGTTTAAATCTTTAAGATCTCTTGCTTCTAGCTTTTTCATAAAACAACGACAATGTCGAACTCTTTTATTACTTTATATATTTCTTTATTTATCTCCATGTCAAACCCAGCGTGCCTATCATAGTATATAGTATCACCATCTTTAACACCTTCAACTTTAGTACCAATAGTTTTTACTAAAGCTTTTCTATATCTAATATCGTCCCGATGTTTTTCACCTAGTATCAAACCACCTTTTGTTTCAACAGCTGATTCTTTTTCAGGTTCTATGATTATGTATTTATTAATTGCTTTCATGTCTTACATTATTAATTACACAATCTGTTGACAGTATAGTAGTTGCTACAGAAGCCGCATTTTTTAAAGCGCTTTTTGTCACCAACAAAGGGTCTATAATACCATGTTGAATCATATTTACCATATTTCCTGTAACTACATCTAATCCTTCGCCAATTTTATTAGGCTCTGTATAATCTATACCAGCGTTAGCTAGTATTGTTTTAAACGGAGCTTTTATAGCATCTAATAAAACTTGTTGACTTTCAGAATTAGCTTTTACTTTTTGCGCAGCGTTTAACAAAGCTATACCACCGCCTGGTAGTATTCCTTCTTTTATTGCGGCTTTAGTAGCACATATAGCATCTTCTACTCTATCACTTTTTTCTTTTAACTCTACTTCAGAGTTTGCTCCTACTTTTATAATACCTACTTTACCATTTAATAAAGCTAGTCTTTTTTCTAACTGTATTATTTTTCCAGGAGTAGTAGCTTCTTTGAGTTGATTTTCTACTGATTCAATTAATTTTTTTACTTCTTCAGATACTTCATCTACTTGTATTATAGTTTCATCTGAGTTAGTAATACATTTACTTGCTTCGCCTAAATAATCAGGTTGTATTAAATCAATATCATCACCTAAATCTTCATTTATAACTTTAGCGCCTGTTATCGCGGCTAAATCTTGCAGTATCTGCTTTCTATTAATACCATAATCTGGAGAATCTACAATATTAACTTTTATATTACCTTTTATCTTATTCATTGCTAGCATTGATGAAACTGTTAAGTCGCACTCAGCAACAATAAGTAAGGATCTTTTATTTTTTATTACATACTCTAAAACACTTTGTATTTTTCTAGCATGCTCTATTTTATTTTCTACTAATAGTATTAAAGGGTTTTTTAATTCTGCAGTGTGTTTTTCTTGATTTGTTACAAAGTGATAATTTTTTAATCCTTTGTTTAACACAGCTCCATCTACTATTTCGTATGTAGTTTTTTCATCTCTAGATGTTTCCATGCTAACTACACCTTTTGGTCCTACTTCTTTAAATGCCGATGCTATTATTTCACCGAGCTCAGTATCATTGTTAGCAGATATAGTAGCTACTTGATTTAACATATCACCGTCTACTTTTACAGAATTTTTTTCTAAATATTCTATAACTTTTTCAACACAACTACTTATACCTTGTTTTAATTCTCTAGAATTTATGTCTTTTTTTATTGTGCCAGTTAGAATTGAGTGGGCGAGCACTGTAGCCGTAGTGGTTCCATCACCAGCTTCTTTAACAGTTTGTCGCGCTGCTTCTTTTAGCAGTGTAGCACCCATATTTTCTACTGGATCCAATAAAGTAATAGTGTTAGCAACTGTAACACCGTCCTTTGTTATTTGTGGTTTCCCACTAGCATCTTCTAACATCACACACTTACCGCCAGCTCCTAATGTAGAGCTGACAGCGTTTGTGAGTTTATCGATTCCTTTAAATACCTTATCTCTGGCTTCATCACCAAAGTTAAGATGTTTGACTATTGCGTCTGACATGATTTAATTTAATTTGATTTATATAATTTTATTTAAAGGTCTTAACGACTTGTGGTCCGCGAACATGAGCTAATTTTTTCTCATAGTGGTTTATGGAAGCATCTATTGCTGATTCAGCTCCTTCCATAGTTTCGCGTCTCGTTACGTCGATCCATGTATCTTCTTTATCTGGATCTAGGTATTCAGTTTGATAAAAACCGTTTGGTAATTGAACAATTCGCCAGTTTTTCTTTTTGACGATGTGTTCCCAAATTGCTTTGGTTTTATCGGTTACTTGTGGTTGACTACTCCACGAACTAGTCTGGTAGTAAAACGTCATTGGTTTTGGTTTTTAAGGTTAAACTTAGTTTACAAATTGGTAAGTAGAAACATCAAATATTTGGTATTGTAAAAGCAACTTAACTTCTCCGTTGAATCCAGCAGCGCTAAAATCAGAAACCGGTCTAATCTGCCATGGTGTATTTTTCCATATCACAGATCCAACAGCTGGTATACCTCTAGTGTATACTCTTTTTGAATTAGCACTTCCTTGAAAAGCGTCTAAAGGTATAGCACCTACTACTTTTACTTGAGATCCTGGAAATATTGCTTCAAGTACTGGAGTACCACTTATACCGCTTGTATCACTGCCCTGAACAACTACTGCTGAGAACTCTAAGGGTATAATAACCTTGTCAGCCCCAGGTGCTGCAACCATTGTGGTGGCTACATTAGAGCCTGCTTTTACCATAGCATTGGTCATTGTAAACACTTTTTGCTTAGGAACTTTATATAATTCATAAGTCTGATTTACAAAATTACCTACACCACTAACAGTAAAATTCCTAGTAGGATTTCCTTTAATAGGTTGATTGTTCTCGTCATAGACTTGTGTACCTACTAAAAGATCACTGCCTTGAGGCGTTACTTGTGGATAATTATAGATTATACTCATTTTTATTATTTCTTGTTTACTACTTCTCTATACTATATATACTCACAGATAAAAGTGAAAATTTACATTAGTGACAAAAGCCTCTTATTTATATAACCTTATAGGCTATTGTCATATTTTAAAAAAACATTACGTATCTAGAGTGTTGGGGTTGCCCCCTCTCCCTCCCTATTTTTTCCAAAACCAAAACGCGTTTCAAATCGCCGGGTCCCCCTTTTTTTCAGGGATTTCTACGTATATATGAGCGCGTCATGTATAGTATATCCCCCACCTTTTATGTTTTTTCTGGGGAGCGCAGCAGCTATCTGCTTACTACCTATTATCCTCGTCTCATCGTATTCATTCTGTATTAACTAAATACAATATCAATACGAAGTTAATTAGATAATAATAATGTAAGTAATTAAATAACTAATGTTAAACACTTTGAGACAAGTTGGAATACTATTTAATAAATATAAACAAGTAAACAAATATACACTCAAATACAAACTAAATACGACTTACAATAGATAATATAATAAATAATAATTAATAACTAAATTTAACACTATGCAAAATTCAATCACTTCTAAAAGATTTGTAATCAGAAAATCTCTAATCGGTAAAGATACTACTGTAAATGTAGAATTCAAATCAGGTAAAACTTTCACTTACAATCATGATAAAGTGTGGGAAATTATGAAAGATAAGTTAACTACTATGCCTTGCTTTATCAAATATGGTAGCTACACTTCTAGCACTTCAGTTCCTACTCTAGTAAGAGATAAAGAGGTAGTATAATAACTACTTCTTTACAAATCAGACATAATGGTTAATGTGAGTTCGATTCTCACCATGTCTACTAATACTTAAAATTATACTATGAACAGAAAATTTATACACTATGTATTATACAAAATAGGCAATATCGCTTTGTATACATTCATAACAGGACTAGCAACTTTAGCAATCGGTGGAATACTATCATTTATATTCTTCTGGATAACAGGCGAAATAGTAATCAATGATAACACTTCATTCGGAATATTAGGATAATGAGAAGTTATTATTCTAAATTACAACAAAGATTTGTAGCTCGTGAAGAATATTTTGACGAGTTACTCTTCGGTACGCTCACAGATGAAAACTATGAGAAGCCAATTACAAAGACAATACGAAAAGAAATAGATAATATAATATAACTATGTGCAATTACTCTTATACATTACTAAAAATATCTTGGCGACTATTTGACAAGCACTATACTAAACTAACTGATGAACAGAAGTCTAAGGTTAGAGAAATATACTATGACTTCTACTAAAATATAATACTATGCAATTTAAAGATACTAAATTCAAAGAATTAGACGCTAAAGGTTTAATCACTAAAAAACTTCAACAAATAGATGAGTTTGAAGCTAATTACAATCCTAATACTAATAGCAGAGCTATGTACAAATGGTGTACTGACTACGAATATCGCAAGCGCGAGTGGGAATTTCGTCAATCATTAGCTAAATATGCACTAACTAACGCTCATAAATGTTTATAATACAAATTTAATACGAATTACTATAGATAATAAAATAAAAAAACTATGCAAAAAATCAAATTCTTATCCAAAAATACAATAAAAATAGCAAATACTACTTATCAAGGCTATTTAATAGGCGATCTACCAAACTCATTTGGCTTTATTTATAATGAAAACAAAGAACAATACGGTAAATCACACTGGTTTAACTACAAAGGTTTAACTTACATAGAAAAAACATTGTTACCATGGTAGTTACTAACATGAAAGAATTATGCCTCTATGCAAAACAGGCAAAAAAATTGCGAGCTGCGGAGCATAGACGTAAGCACGCCCACGACGGTGTGTGCAGTGGACTAACTGATGCAGAATATAATCGAGTAAGAATATCAGGTAAAAAATCTTATACCAAAGCACGTAAGTTCACTCACAATCGTATGTGGCAACAAACAAGTAAAAAATATTCAGTAGAACAATTAAAATTAATAGCAAAACAATGAGCAAAATGAAAGAATTAGACATACATGCAGAAGCTATAGCTAATCATGTAAAAGAAATAATAGAAGATAGTGTCGATTGGCAGTTATCTGATGTACCTCTTGAAGGCGATGAGTATCAAGACATGAAAGAATATGTAATAAATCTTGCTTTAAACAAGCTATTACAAAATTAATACGAATAAAGTAAGATAATAAAATAAACTATGATTTGTAAATGCGGTAAAATAGTACACCCAGTTCGTATCGAGCTAGGTTATAACACTTGTGTCAGTTGTTCTTCAACTAAAAAAGTAAGCTATATTCCTATTATAGCTAACAAGCAAGTGCTTGAAGTACAGGTAGTTTCACAAGAACTATCAGCCGCAGTTCACAAATCTTGGAGGCGCAAATAAGGGCGTGAAATGGTTAGATTAAAATTAAGGGAGAGTATACTCAATTATAATAGCAACCCAGCTAATTTTAATAACGCAGGTTCGATTCCTGCCACGTCCACTAAATTTAAATTATGAATTGGAGACAAGAACAAGAGGCATTAGAAAATGCTTACGCAAGAATGTTACTAATAGAATATGGTATTCAAGAAGTAACTACACAAAGACAAGCCAAAAATGGCACTAGACAGTTTAAAATGCCTACAGGTCAAATGTTAGCGACTTATAAATCAGGTTATGTACGTAGATGTGACAGTAGCGATAGAATATGGCAACTAAACCCTAAATATAAACGTAAGATTAAATATGTATTTCTTAAAAGTAATGGGCTAGTTACTGAAGAACATGACACTTGGTCAAGAGCGCTTATCTGGTCAGGTTTAGCTAGATTAAACTTTTTGCTTAATTACTACTTAAAAAATTACAAAACTAATACGAATAATAATTGATAATAAAATAAAAACATGACAGTAAAAACAATCTATCAAAGTCTTCTACCAGAAGTAAAACAAAACTTACAAGAAAGTGCTAAAAAATTCAGCACAGCTAAAAGATTAAAGTACACATTAATGTCAAAATCATTATGGTACGAGCTAACTATTGATGAGCTTAGAGACCTAATGACATATGCTAATTTAAATAGCTGGGAGATGAGTGCGTATAGCTTTATGTATGGTGATAATATAATAAGCAAATAATATGAGTGATACAGTAAAAAAATACTTTGAAATGATCGAAGAAAAAGAAATAATAATAGCAGATGAGACAGCTAAATATATATTTTTACTAGATTTTAATGACGGTAAAGCATATAGATATAACATTAGCTCGTTATGTACAGATGAAAACGAATGGAATCCTGATCATGAAAGTTGTGAAGCATTTTTATATGGTGCAGGTCACAGCGTAAAAGATTGTGAGTGGATGGTAACTAATAATGATAAAATAGAATATGGCAATTAAAAAACTAACAGAGGATTTAATCCTTGAAAAACTAGAAGAAAAAGGTATTGTATACCTTGGAGAATTAGACACTGAAGAAGCGGAAAAAGTAGTATTAAAATACTATGACGCTGAAATTAAAACAGACTGGAACGGATCCTGTCAAATGTTTTTCTATACACAAACAACAGCGGATGGTTATGAAGTATATATGGCTACTGAAGATGACAGATCACCGTATATTGAACAAGATTTATACTATTATGAGTCTGATTGGTTAGAAAAACTACCACAAGCTATCTATGATGGTTTAGCAATATACATAGATGAATACAATAAAGATGAGTATGCTTATCAAGATGCTATTGAAGAAGTATACGAAGAATATTGGAGCGATATGAAACAAGAAGTTGAAAACGAATTAATAGAAGAAGGATATGAGTGGGAAAAAGAATAAATTACCTAAATGGTTCAATGGAATGATATACAAATCTGGCGATACTGTTAAAAATCCATTTTCTGGCGAAGAATATGAGCTTACAGCTGAAGAGTTATCTATGTATGATTTTATTATTGGCTCTCAGATAGCAGGTATTGTCACTGATAAACACAAAGATGACTTTCATAAAGCACTAAGATGGTTTTCTAAAAACAATATAGAAGCCTATATGGTTTTACTAGATTAAAAATTGCGCGGTAGAGCAGCTGGTTAGCTCGCGAGTCTCATAAACTCGAGGTCGGTGGTTCGAGTCCACCCTGCGCACCTAAATTATAAATAAATAAATATGGCAAATATGAGTTATTGTCGGTTTGAAAATACCGTCAGAGACATGAGAGATTGCATAAATGCGATCGAAGACAGAGAAACAGATGAGCTTAGCAACTATGAAGTTAATGCTCTTAGAAATTTTTTAGATCTTGCAAGAGAAATTACTAATCTCGATCATGAAATCGAGCAAATACTAGTAGAACATGAGCACTAGAAACTTAACAATGGTCGTAGACCGTGAACATAGTAGCAAGTATCCAGAAGGATTTGCTATACACCCTGATCTTGTACAAGACAAAAGCTATGTAAATATGTATCAGCACCACGATGGTTATCCTGAATGGCAAGCTGTGCAAATAGCTAATTGGCTAATGACACACAGTAACGGGTGTCAAGATGGTTCAAGACTGGCATCAAAATTTGTACACGATTTTTATTACGATAGTGTTTATTTATATCCTAAAGCAGATAGAATAGATCATGAGTACAGATATATTATATGGACTGGTAATAAAGACAAAATACACGTAAGTTGTTGGAATATGTATTCTAATCAGTGTGTTTTTGTATTAAAACCAGAAAAGATTATATCTAAATATATGAATCAGAAAGAACCTATGTACTATACTGATTTTGCTAACGGTGAGACTAGATATAAAGAATTACAAACTAAATACGAAAACAGTTAGATAATATAATATGACAGAAAAACAATTAGACAAACTAGCAGAAGACATAGCTAATAGAGTTATGGAAAAATTTACTGAAATAAGTATTTTTAGTCTTCCCGAAGAGGATCAAGAAGAGGTATTATTAGGAGAATTAGCTTCTGCTATGACTAAATTAGACTTTGAGCTTAAACGTGAAAACTATGAAGCTTGTAAAGTTTTAAAAGAAAAAATAACAAATATTGAAAATAAACTTAAAAAATTTAAATAATATGCAAAAACCTATGCTAGCACACAAGTTTGACGAGTCACGAGTTGACTGGTCTAAACCTGTATACATACAAGCTAAGCTAGACGGTGTACGCTGTCTATTTACTAAAAATGGCGCGTATTCACGTACTGGCAAGCAATTTAAAAATCTAGCTCATATTGAGTTAGCACTTATACCGTTTTTTCAACAACAACCAGATGTTGTACTTGACGGTGAATTATACAATCACAAACTAAAACGTGATTTTGAAAAGATTATATCATTAGTTCGTAAGCAAAAGCCTACCGCAGATGATAGACTAGATGCTCAACATCTTGTGCAGTTTCACGTATACGATTACTTTGATGGCGTCATGTATGACAGCTACAAAACTCGTATGCAACAACTTGTGACATCAGACATATATGATGCTCAGATCAAGTATGTACCTGCTAAGCTTGTTGATAGCTACAATTATGCTAGAGAACTTCATGCAACATATCTTAGTGAAGGCTACGAAGGCTCTATCATTAGGCTAGATGGTCTATACAAACACGGTAGGTCTTACGATCTTATGAAGTTCAAAGACTTCAGTGATTCTGAAGCAACCATTGTAGGTTATGAACTAGGTAAAGGCAAAAGGACAGGCACGCTTGGCAAGTTTCTGATGCTAGATGACGAAGGTGTACAGTTCGGTTGTCCACCGGGCAAAGGCTACAACTACAAGGATTTAGCAAATATGCTGCTTAATATTAATGACTATATTGGTCAGCGCGCTACCTTTACCTATTTTCAACGAACACAAGCAGGTAGTTATAGACACCCGCTATTTAAATGTATTAGAAACTATGAGTAAAGTAATATGGAAATTATATAATGATAATATGATCAGCGAAGAAGTTGCTCATATATTATTAGACGCACACTATAATAGATTAAGTAATAAAAGATATAAATGAATATATTTTATTTAGATTCTGATCCAGTTAAAGCTGCACAGATACAATATAATAAGCACGTGGTTAAAATGATCTTAGAATCAGCCCAAATGCTTTGTACTGCGCATCATCATTATGCTGAATCATTAGAATATAAACCTGATTATGTGCCGTATAAAAAAGCACATTACAATCATCCGTCTACTATATGGTGTAGACAAAACGCTAGACAATACTATTGGTTATATAATCATATGTTAGCTCTTGGCGACGAGTATACAAAACGATATGGTAAAACGCATTTAACAATAACTAAATGTAAAGAACCATTAAACCTATGTCCATTTGGTATGCCAGATGGTGAGTTTACAGAACCACCACAGTGCATGCCTGATAAGTATAAGGTTGAGGGTTGTAGTATTACAGCTTATTGGAATTACTATGAACAAGAAAAATACTTGATTGCAGGTAAAACAGAACAAATAATAACTAGACCAGATGAATTTATTAATATCAATATTAGTAACAGCTACAATATACCATGCTGATCCTGCTCAATGCAATGCAGACTATTTAACTACAGCCTCTCTTAAAAAAATTAATGAAGCTGATCCTCAAGGTCACCGGTGGATAGCCGTATCTAGAGATTTAGAGCAACACGGGTTTGTGTTTGGCACTAAAGTTTGTGTTGAAGGAGCAGGACAGTTAGATGGAATATGGACTGTAGAAGATAGAATGAATAAAAGATGGAAAAAAAGAATAGACTTCCTAGTGAATAAAGACGTAAAAGGAGGTAAATGGTATAACGTTAAAATAACAATAATAAATGAGTAGATATAAAATTTATAAGCATTTAATGCAAACAGATGTATTTGGTATACGTACTAAGATAAAGCAGTTTGTTAAAAACAAACGCGTGACAAAAGCTATTAATAATAAATAAGTAATAGGCTAATGTCACAAGATAGAAATATTAAATGGCTTAATGATAGACGTGTTAATTATAGAAGAGATCCTATAACTGATAAACCTACTATTGAAACCAAACATTATAAATACTATAAAAATGGTACATATGAATGTTATCACTTGTTTAACAGCAAGGCTAAAATAACTACGTATAAATCATTAAAATGGCATTTCTTTGTATTGTATTATCTAAATGAAGAATTACAAGTCAGGCATGGTTATGCTAGAATTGTATTTAGATTTATAGCTAATAAAGAAAACGGATTTGTAACTTTCTTTATTAGTAGTAAAAAACTAGATGAAATGATTAATGATGTTTTTAGTCTCGGTGGTGAACCACCTATAAACAAAAGACGCAAAGTAATATTTAAAGATTATTGTATGTTAAATATAAATGAAAAGCTTAGTATTGTAGGTAAATTAATAGGTAGATCATCTAATGTAGATGCAGAATCTATTTATCAATGCATGTTAGATTTAAATGATTACGGTAAAAAAATTACATGGGGCAGAGTAGCGGGTCTACTTAATTGTTCTACTAGAACTATATATAGAAACTTATGTAAAGATTTAAAACATGAAAAACAAATTTTAAATGAAGAAATATAATATACAAAACTACATTAGGTATAAAGAAGATTTAAAAACTTCTATGCCTGACGATAAGTTTTATGATTATTACACAAGAGATGAACTTGTAATAAAGTTTATGCCTCTTGTAGAAAACCTAGCTAGAAAATTTTCTACTAGTCAACAAGCTTCAGGTGTATTAACTATAAATGATTTAATACAAATAGGTAACGAAGGTTTAACTAGAGCTGTTGATAAATTAGAGTGGGACAAATTAAAAGAATCTGAAGACATAGAAAAAACATTAAAATCGTTTTTTAGTAAAAGAATTAAAGGATTAATACGCAGACGCATTGACGCTTGTAGAGGTGATATAAGAATACCTGAGCATAAAATGAACGAGATACGTAAAAACCCTAAAGATAAAAAAATGGTAGCTATGTTTTTTAATTCTGTATTTTTATCTATAGATGCTCAACCAACAAATGAGTATGGAGAAAATATGATGCTAGAATTACCTGATAAATCAGAGCCTTATAATATAGCTTTACTAAATATTTATTTAAAAGGTTTAATGCAAAAACATTTAAATGAAAACGAGTATGAAGCCTTAAGATTAAGCTACGGTTTAGATTGTGACAAGCATTCAGCTAAGGAAATAGCAGACGCTTTAAACATAACTGGAGTTAGTAGTCATGTAAGAGTTTCTGAGCTAAAAAAACAAGCAGTACAAAAACTTATAGATAATGTCGATCACTCGCAAGTGCTTGATTATCTGTAGGTTAGATATGTAAATTAACAATTAAACATGTAATTATAATACTATGACCATATACGAAAAACTTACACAAATTCAGACAAAATTTAAATCGAAGAAAAGTAGATTTAATTCATTCGGCAAGTATTACTTCAGGTCAGCCGAAGACATTCTCGAAGCCACAAAACCCTTTCTGCTAGAGTTAGGAGTTACCGTAACAGTTAATGAAGAGTTGATTGCAACAGAGCCAATGCCTGTTATACAAACAACAGCTACAGTAACTGATGGTAAAGGTACAGTAACAGCTACATCAGTAGTTGGAGTTGACCTTAACCAAAAAGGTATGCAAGCACCTCAGCAGTTTGGTTCTGCTTCGAGTTACGCTAAGAAGTATGCACTAGGAAATTTATTCCTAATCGATGACACACAAGACAGCGATGCTGTTAATACACACGGTAAAGCACCGAAAGCAAAAAACACATTAACCTCTAAATCAGATCCAGCATTTGCAAAAGCTAAGGATTATATAAAATCAGGAGGTAAGTTAAATGCTATAAAAGCTAAGTATGCCTTATCTAAAGAAGTTGAGGCCGAACTAAATACTCTCTAATGGATAAACAAAATGTAATTGAAAAGCTACGCGACGATGAGCATTACTACGGTGACTTTGGTAAAAAGTATCTCAGTAACTCTGACATTGCAACTTTACTTACAAATCCTTTAGCTTTAGGCAAGCAGCAAGCACAGCGACCTGCGTTTCTAGTTGGTGGATATTTTCACACAGCTATACTTGAACCAGATAAACTGAAAAAGTATAAAGTGATTGAATCTACCACTAGAAATACTAAAGCATACAAAGAGATGTCCGGTGGAGAACTATGTTTACTACAACATGAGGTTGATGCAATAGAAAAATTATCTGACACTATGTTAGAAAATAAAATATGCAAAGACTTAATAAGAGATAGTAATACAGAATATGAAACGCCGGGTATTAAAAAGCTTGAAGGCGAAATGTGGAAAGGTAAAGCAGATATTATAAACCACAATGAAAAATTAGTTATTGATTTAAAAACAACAGCTGATATTAATAAATTTAAGTGGTCTGCTTCTAAATACAATTACGACTCACAAGCTTATATTTACAGCGAACTTTTTGGTTATGAAATGTTATTTATTGTAATAGATAAAACTACACACCAAATAGGTTTGTTTGACTGCTCACCAGAATTTTATGCTAAAGGTCAAGACAAAGTCCAACGAGCAGTGGAGGCTTATAAGTTATTTTATAAGAACAAAGACTTTGACCCTAAGCAGTATTTTATTAATAAAACCTTATAATTATGGCAAGAACCAGAAAAAACCAAACTAAAGTTTGTTCAGTAACAGGATTAGAAACTTCAACAAACAATTTTTACAAGAATCAAAACCATGTAAAAGCTGTTGACAACTTAAGAAGAACAACTAACGCTACTAAAGAACAAATGCAAAGAATGTTTAATCAAATAAATCAATACGCATAATATGGCATCAATTTTAAAAACAAGTATTAACCTTAATAAAATAGATAAAAGTAAAATTATCGAAGGTAAAAAGGGAAAATACTTACCTATTACAATAACCATTAACGACGAGGTTGATCAGTTCGGTAATAATGGACCAGTTGTAATATCACAGACAAAAGAGGAACGTGAAGCAAAAACAGAAAAAGTTTTTCTTGGAAACGTTCAAGTTGTATGGACTAACGGGGATAACGTAAATGTTGCGCCTAGGCAAGATCAACCAGCGCAAGCCGCGCCTAAGCAAGCAGTAGTAGAAGATGATCTACCGTTTTAGTCTATTATTTTTATTAATAACTAATATAGCTATGGCACAAGTAAACTGGTACACAGACGACGAAGTACAGGAATTATTTAAACAAGAAAAAAGAACTGTAATAAAACTTCACAGTGCAGACTGGTGTAAACATTGCCAAAAAGTTAAAGCTATGTTAGATGAAAATGCTGATTTTATAAATGCTAATTGGTACGCTATTTTTGTTGATGAAACAAATAACAAAAAGTCTAGTGTGTCGTTATATCCCACGACAATGCTATGGACTAAAAGCGGTACCAATATAATGATAGAAGGAGCATTTAATGAAGAGTTATTAACCGCATTAAAATTACAATAAATGCAGACAACAGAGATCAATGGATTCTTGATTGACAAGTTCAATCAGTTTAATCTAGAAACAGGGAAAAAGCAGGGTATATGCCCTCTTTGCTCGCATACTAGGAAACCCAAAAATCAAAAGCTTAAATGTGCTTCGTATGATTGGGAACGGGGTCTCGGCACTTGTCATAATTGTAGCACATCATTTCAGTTACACACGTATCAACGAAAAGGATCTAGCGAAAAAGAATACGTTAGACCAGTTGATCCACCAAAAGAGGAATTTAATATTCCTCGTACTAAAGTAGCTAAATGGTTTGAAACAAGAGGTATATCTACAGAGACTCTTATTAATCTACAGATTAGTGAGGGTCCTGAGTATATGCCACAAACCGGTAAGACCGAGAATACTATAAAGTTTAATTACTTTATGGGTGATCAACTTATAAATGTAAAATATAGAGATGGTCGTAAAAACTTTAAGTTATATAAAGGTGCTGAAAAAGTATTTTACAATATAAATAGTATTGTAGGATATGACACTTGCATTATAACTGAAGGTGAAATGGATGTATTAGCGCTTCATGAATCTGGTGTTAAAAATGTAATATCAGTTCCTAACGGCGCTACATTAAATAGTAACAATTTAGATTACTTAGATAATTGTATAGATTATTTTGAAGATAAAGAAAAAATAATATTAGCAGTTGATACAGATGAGGCTGGTCAAGCGTTACAACGTGAGTTAGTAAGAAGACTAGGTGCTGAAACTTGTTTTTTAGTAGATTTTGAAGACTGTAAAGATGCTAATGAATACTTACTTAAATATGGCAAAGAAAGTTTACAAAAGTGTATTACAAAAGCAAGACCGTATCCTCTCGAAAATGTCACGACGTTCAAAGACATCGAAGGAGAAGTCACAGACTTTGTTAAACATGGGTTTAAACCCGGTTATCAAATCGGTCTTAGTAACTTTGATGAAATTTTTTCAACATACACCCGTCAGTTTATTACTGTTACTGGCATACCTAGTAGCGGTAAGTCTGATTTTGTTGACCAAATGGTTGTAGGGTATAATCAAAATTATGGTTGGAAAACAGCTTTTGCATCACCAGAAAATGCACCCACATATTTACATGCTCATAAACTAATGCGTAAAGTATGGGGCGATATGCCTAAAAAACAAGATATAGGTACAACTAAATGGAAACAAGTTGCTAACCATGTTAATGATAATTTCTTTTTTATTGACATGGATAAATACAGTTTAGAATCAGTACTACGTAAAGGTGCAGAGCTTGTTAAACGCAAAGGTATTAAATGTTTGGTTATCGATCCTTATAATAAAGTAAGAGATGTTGACTGTAAAACAGAAGACGTTAACAAGTATACAATGGAATACTTAATGAAAATAGAAGCATTTGCTAAAAAGTTTGACGTGCTTGTTTTTATTGTAGCACATCCAACTAAAATGTATAAAGATAAAGACGGTAAAATTGAAGAGCCCACAATGTATAACATAAAGGGTGGTGGTGAATGGTATGACGCTAGTTACCACGGCTTGTTAGTACATAGAGATTATGAAGCTAAAAATACTAAAGTTAAAGTATTAAAGGTTAAGTTTCAAAACCTAGGTGAAAATGGAGCTGAAGCATTTTTTACATGGGACTCTAGATCAGGTTGTTTTGTACCACAAATACCTTTAGTTAATGATAACGAACCAATGCCTTGGGAATAGATGCCACGAAAGAAAGATGTAATGGGACAATATATGCCTACTGTGGAGGAGACGGAAGCATACAGGTGGTGTATAAACAATGGAATATATATATCCCCATTTGCGAATGGAGAGGGAGCTTGGTATATAGAAATTAAAATGAACAATAAAACAAATAGATCTCCATTAACTTATGGACCAGTATCCATTTGGATACAGATGTATGAGTTTTATAAATACTATTATAATAAATATGCGCAGAAAATTTAAAAATGCAGATGAAGCTTATAACTATTTTCTTGATAAGATTATAGTTGACGGTCAAAACTTTGGCGGTACAAAAGCTTTATTCAACGTAGGGTTTACGTTAGAAAAACCATTAGAAAATTATATATTTAATAAGGAACGTAAGTGGAAACCTGATTATGCTGAAGCTGAATGGCAGTGGTATTTATCTGGTGATCCTAATATTAAAAAACTAGGACAGCTGTATGGTAAAGTACCACCAATATGGGAACGTATGGCTGATAGTAAAGGCAATGTAAATAGTAATTATGGTTGGCAAATGTATCGTAACGATCAATTAGACTATGTAATTGCTAAACTTAGAAATGAAAAAGATACTAGACACGCGGCAATAAGTATATACGACTGTAAAGAACATAAGCATTATCGTAAAGACACGCCTTGTACATATGCAATACAGTTTACAATTATAAACGATAGATTAAACATGGCTGTTTTAATGCGTTCTAATGATCTCTGGTACGGTTTCTGCAATGACCAGTACTGTTTTAGTATGATACAAAAATTAGTTGCAGATGAATTAAATATAGAGGTTGGTGAATATTATCATTACGCACACAACCTACATTTGTATAACGATAAAATATAATTATGTATTATTTATACCATATACCGGGTAAAAAGATCGGTGTTACACGTGATCTTAATAACAGAGTTACCCTTATGCAAGGCTATAAGGAGGGTGAATACGAAGTTCTTGATCAGTCAGACGATATAGATTATATATCGGATAAAGAGATAGAACTTCAAAAGTCTTATGGCTATAAAGTTGACATTAAAAAATATAAAAACCTATTTAATAAAATGAAAATAAATGCAACAGAACAAACGTCTACGTTTCCTGTGCCTGTTAATAAATTAAAAGGCAGATTACGAGATAACGTAGGTTTAACTTGGCAAACGGAATTTGGCCAGTTTGAAATTACCAAACAAAATATTCCGTGGATAATGGCTAATGTAAAAGAGTCTATGTTTAATAAGAATAGATCTTATATATACAATAAAGCTTTTTATGAGGCTTATTTTAATCCTGTTCATAATCCTAAAGTTGATGGGTCTATATTTGATAAGATTAGATCATGGGCAGAGGTTAGAGGTTTATATGATAAAGGCAATACATATGTACAGTATGTTAAACTTCAAGAAGAAGCTGGTGAATTAGCAAAAGCATTATTACAAAGCGATCATGATGAAGTAAACGATGCAATTGGTGACATGGTTGTAGTACTTACAAACCTAGCTCATCTACATGGTACTGAAATAGAGTATTGTATTGAAGATGCTTATAATGTTATTAGCAAACGAACAGGTAAAATGATTAACGGAACATTTGTAAAAGATGGAAATTAAAACTAAAGATAAGATAGTACAAGCTGTACTAAGGAAGATGGACGAACGTAGCTTAGTAGGTCAAAAGAAATATGGAGCTACAATGATGCAGGAAATTGAAGGTCAAACAAAAGACTTAAATAGATTTCTTGTTGATGTTCAAGAAGAATTAATGGACGCATTATTATATATTGAAGCTGCTAAACGATGTTTAACAGATGAAATAGAAGAAGCAATGTTAAACAGAATGAATGTAATAGGTCAAAATGGTAATGACGGTTTACATTATGATATTGAAGTAAATGAAGAAGAGGTCTTATAAAAGAAAAAGAGGACCTGTACAGTCAAAAAAAATAATATACGACGGTATAAAATTTGCTTCAGGTCTTGAGCGTTATATGTATATGGCTTTAAAGAAAGCTAAAATAAAAGCATTGTATGAAGGAGAAACATTTGAACTAATGGAAGGTTTTGAGTTTCCTTTTGAGTCGTATGAACGATGTGGTAATGGTAAAGGAGATTATAAAAACAGAGGTAATAAAAATATATTTAATATAAAATATACACCTGACTTTGTAGGCAAAGGTTTTATAATTGAAACGAAAGGTAGGGCTAACGAGTCTTTTCCTTTGCGATGGAAAATGTTTAAGAAATTAATTACAGAAAATAAGTTAGGACCATTTACATTATATAAACCACAAAATCAAAAGGAATGCGACGAAACAATAAAGCTAATTCTCAGCAAGCAAAAGTCTTAGCTAGAAGAAAATACGCTGAAAGAAATATAGATAAGTGGTGGAAGTGGAGTTGGGAAATAAGAGGTAAAATTAAATACAAAGAATTAGTAGAAATACAGACAAGATATGGAGTTAAATGTTATTAATAAAGTTAAAGAATATGTTAAAGAAAAATATCCTAAAACTTTTAAAAAAGCAAAAGAAATTATAGTAATGGAAAACAAGTCTGTTTATTTTATTTCAAAAAACAAAGACGCGTCACCATTAATAATAAGTAAAAAAACAATAAATGAGTTATAAAGAAGTAAAAGATAATTGGAGTTTGTCAGTAGGTTTTTATCCGGGTATTTTATTCGGTGTAAGATCATACAACGAAGATCATCAAACCACACACGTGTTATATGTTCCTTTTATAGACTTAGCTCTTGAAATATATCACTAGCATGAGTTTATTTAAAGAACGTATACCGTATAAACCTTTTGAATATCCTGAGTATTACACAGAAGGTTGGTTAAAGCAAGCTCAGGCGTTTTGGTTACATACAGAGATACCAATGAGTGGTGATGTAAAAGACTGGAACGAAAAGTTAACACCAGCTGAAAAGAACTTAGTAGGAAATATCCTACTAGGTTTTGCTCAGACTGAATGTGCAGTATCAGATTACTGGACACAAAAAGTCGTATCATGGTTTCCAAAACACGAAGTGCAACAGATGGCTATGATGTTTGGCTCACAAGAAACAATACACGCTGTTGCATATAGTTATTTAAATGAAACACTTGGACTGGAAGATTTTGAAGCGTTTCTGCACGAACCCGCGACATCGGAAAGATTTGATAACTTGGTTAGTTATGACGGGTCTGATCCTGTGGGCATTGGTAGAAGCTTGGCAGTGTTTTCAGCATTTGCAGAGGGCGTTAGTTTGTATTCAGCTTTTGCTGTTCTATACTCTTTTCAATTACGCAACCTTCTCAAAGGAATAGGTCAACAAATGAAATGGTCTGTAAGAGACGAATCATTACATAGTAAAATGGGTTGTCAATTATTTAGACACATGTGTGAAGAAATACCTACGTTAAAAGAAGACTGTAAAGAAGATGTATATGCAGCTGCTAAAATAATGATAGAGCTAGAAGAAAAATATATAGATAAAATGTTTGAAATGGGTGACATTGAAAACTTAAAAGCAAACGATCTAAAAAACTTTATAAGAAAAAGAACAAATGAGAAACTTATGGAACTTGGTTATACGGATAAAAGACGTTTCTTTAGCTTTGATAGAGATTCTGCTTCTGTACTTGATTGGTTTTATCATCTTACTGGTGGACACACCCATACAGATTTTTTCGCTATTAGACCTACGGATTATAGCAAAGCAAATGAAGGAGAAGATTTTGAAGACATATGGTAAGAAAAAGAACACTACTTAAATTTTTAGCTTACACTAATAAGCTAACGTCATATCAAAAGTTTGCGTCTCGCGTTGGATATATGGGCGCGGCTTTTCTTATGGCTGGACAATGGACTTTAGAACCTATATTATTTATAATAGGTTTTATATGTGTAATCATACAAGTATCATCTCGTAAACAATGGAACTTAGTAGCGTTAAACCTAAATGGTTTAATAGCTTGGATTAATCATTTTTTAAAATAAACATGGCACAAAACAAATTAAAATTAAAAGTTGAGGCATTAACTAGAGTAGTAAAGCATTTACTTCAAGAAGTAAAAGACACTACTAGTTTAGCCCAAGGAACATTAACTGCTTTTCAATTACATATAGGTAAGGAAGAGTGGGATAAAGTTGTTGAAGAGCTTAAACACGTAGAAGAACGAAAGCACGCGGCAGCAGCAGGGATTAATGAGAAAAAATTAGACTTAGATGTGGAATAATGAATGGAAGAAAGGAGTTGATTACCCTAAATGGGGTGATAACGATGTGTATAAAAAAACAATAGGAGGAGGATATTTATATAATGGAGAAACACCTAAACAAGCTTATGAAAGAGTTTCTAAAACAGTTGCAAAGCGTATATCTAAGCCTGAAATGGCTGACGTCTTTTTTAAGTACATATGGGAAGGCTGGTTATGCCTTGCATCACCTGTGCTTAGTAATACTGGTACTGATAGGGGTCTTCCTATTAGTTGCTTTGGTATTGACGTCGCTGATTCAATTATTGACATAGGTCAGAAAAACTTAGAGATGATGCTACTCGCTAAACACGGCGGTGGAGTAGGTATCGGTATAAATCAAATAAGACCCGCCGGTGCTAAAATCACAGGTAATGGAACAAGCGACGGAGTTGTACCGTTTTGTAAAATATATGATTCAACTATACTTGCCACTAATCAAGGATCTGTCCGAAGAGGAGCGGCATCAGTTAATATCAACATTGAACATGACGATTTTGAAGAATGGCTCGAGATTAGAGAGCCAAAAGGAGATGTCAACAGACAGTCTCTTAACCTACATCAATGTGCGGTCGTCGGTGATAAGTTTATGCGAAAGCTTAGTACAGGAGATCAGGACGCTAGAAAAAAGTGGAGCAAACTTTTACAGAAACGAAAGGCTACTGGTGAACCTTATATTTTATTTAAAGGAAATACAAATAAGCAAAACCCACCAGCTTACAAGGACAATGCATTAAAAGTTCACATGACAAATATATGTAGTGAGATAGTACTACATACAGATGAGAACCATAGTTTTGTTTGTTGTTTGTCTAGCTTAAACCTAGCTAAATATGAAGAGTGGAAAAATACTAATATAATATACGACTCAATATGGTTTCTTGATGGAGTGCTTGAAGAGTTTATACAAAGAGCTAAATACAGAAAAGGTTTTGAAAACTCTGTAAGATTTGCCGAAAAAGGTAGAGCATTAGGTCTTGGTGTACTTGGTTGGCATACGTATCTACAAGAAAAAGGTTTACCATTTGAAGGTCTGTTATCACAATATGAAACAAGAAGAATTTTTAGTCAAATTAAAATCGAAAGCGAACGTGCTAGTATGGCTCTTGCTGAGGAGTTTGGCGAGCCTTTGTGGTGTGTTGGTACTGGTATGCGCAATACTCACCTTCGTGCTATTGCTCCCACTGTTAGCAACTCAAAGCTTAGCGGAAATGTTTCGCCAGGAATAGAACCCTGGGCTGCAAATGTTTTTACAGAGCAATCAGCTAAAGGAACATTTATAAGAAAAAACCCTACACTAGTAAAGGTATTAAATAAACTTAAATTAAATACAAAAGAAATATGGGACAAGATATTAGCCGATGGTGGTTCGGTTCAAGATATAGAAGGTTTAGACGAAGATACCAAAGAAGTATTCAAAACGTTTAAAGAAATAAATCAATTAGAATTAGTAAGGCAAGCAGGTATAAGACAGCAATACATAGATCAGAGTGTAAGTTTAAATCTAGCTTTTCCAGCTGAAGCAAGTCCTAAGTGGATTAATAAAGTACATTTAGATGCTTGGAAAAAAGGAATTAAAACTTTATACTATATGAGAACAGAGTCTGTGTTACGTGGAGACATAGCGAGTAAAGCTATGGAAGACTGTGTTGCTTGTGATGGATAATAAAAAAGGGAGGCGCAATGCCTCCCTTTAGTTACAGGATCTTCGGGTATGGTACGCCCGTTATTTCGTGATCCTTATTCAAAACCGTCATCTGGTGCTGGAGCAGCACTCATTATATATGGTGCAAATGTTTTAGCTTTTTTAACTTTACCAGCAATTTTACTACCAGTGTTTATAAGCTTAGCACCTGAAACTCCTTGACCCACTACAGGGATAATAGCAGCTGCATTTAAAGCCGCGTTAGCACTATGCTTTTTAGCGCCTTCAGAATCACCTGTTAAACCCGCGTAGCCAGCTCTTCCAGTAGAAATCACAGTGTTAATAATATCAGGTATAGCACCAACAGCAGGTATCATACCACCAGCAGTTAATCCATCTTGAGCCCAGTCTAACCAACTTCTACCATCATCTCCGTTATTATTTATAGGGCTTTTTGCCATGAAAGGACTTGAGAATTTGCTCATGTTTATTTATTTAATTCTTTACTATTTTTATAATAAGGATCTTCTTTACCTGGCGACATCATATTTGTAGGCTTAGGCATGTTAACCTTAGGCTTTCTACCTTTACGAGACTTACCTTTTATTGCATCGTCTATATCTCCAAGCTGATTACCTACTTCTTTTATAGCTTTAGCTACATCAGCTAACTCTTCAGCTGTTAATTTATATCTTTTCTTTATTTCTTTTACTGTTGCGATAGCTTTATCATCTATAGTAGTTTTACTCCATAGAGCTTTCCACATATCTTTCCAGTATTGTTTAGTTAATTTCCACATAATTATTATTTTTCTTTATTATTATTACAAAAACTTCTAGCGGCAGCAACGCTTCCAAACCCCCACTTTTCTAATGCTTTTGCTTTTCTAGTTGGTTTACCATTAGGCTTTTTCATAGGCCCTTTCATTCCAGCAAATCTACAAGCAAACGAAACTCTACGTTTACTCTTACCAGATGTTAATCTTTTACCTAATGTTTTACCAGTTTCTTTTTTATGATCTGCTCTCATTTTTTTATTAGACTTTTCATAAGAAGCGTCTGATATATTAAAAGGAGAGTTGTGTTGTTGGTAAGCCATGTTATTTCTTTTTACTACCTATCTTTACACAATCGTTTACAGTTTCACCTGTTCCGCTTGGTGATGGTTTTGTTCCTACTTTTCTATACCCTTTCCAACAATCTGAATTTGAAGAGTTAGCTCCTTTAAAAGTTACAGGACTATCGTGCCCACAACCTTTTTTCTTTCTCATGATTGGAGACTTTGCCATAAAAGGACTTGTAAAATTACTCATAATTTAAAATTTATTAGCGTTGTTTATTTCGTTTATTGATTCTTGTATTTCATTTAAATCAGTAGGTAATAGTAAATCTAATCCAGCTTTAAAACTTTCTTCTACATTACCATTTTTAAATATTAATATTGTTGGAGCCATTCTAACTCTATATTCTTTTTTTGTTTTTGGTGCTTTAGATATATCTACTCTATAGTATTTTGCGTTTTTTATTTTACTCCATTCAGCAAAACAATTCTTCTCGTTAAACTTAGCCCAAAATTCTACAACTATAGTTTCTTCATTATCATCTCCAAATGCATTGCTTGATATAGCCGCGTTAAATTTATTATCATCTAACCAATACTTATCAGGAACTTGTGACTGTGTAAATGAAAGTAAAGGAAATAAAATTATAATTAAGTATTTCATTATCTATTTTTTTGTATGTCGTATAATCTTTCATCAATCTTTTTTAGATCTTCTAAAATTTTATCAACATCATCTTGTGTATCCATAATTGTTTGACGAATCAACTCGTCTTTCAAATCATATTCTACTCTATCAATAACAGGTTCAGGTTTCACCATAGCTTCTGCAATATCAGCTTGTAGGGTATACCACATACCAGACAAGGTTAACACAAAACCTACAACCATACCTATTGTTTTTAAATCTAAAGTTACCTTTGTATCCTCTCCTATTTGTGGTGCTGCCATCTTATTTAAATGTATAGTTTATTCCAAATGTAGAATTATAAAACCTTGTATCCCACATTTTATTATATTCACCTTCTATAAAAACACCTATGTGTTTGTTTAGCTTCCAACCAAAGTTTATTCCTACCTGGTAATCTTCCCATTGCTGTGGCTCCGCGTCTTGTATCAATCCGCCTTTACCCCAATTGTTTCTGTTTAAATAGCTAAAATCTAAATCACCTGAAACATATTTGTGGTAACCAGGTAAATAATTACCATAAGCATGTAGCCAAAAGTTATTTTTAAAATGGTAAAAGTCAGCACCTATGATTGGTGATATTAAACCAAATTCACCTATTTGATCCCACTGCTCATTGTTGTACCGGTTGATCAAGTCTCTAAACACTGTGTTACGAAACTGTAAATCAGTATAAGCCACTATGTTTCCAGCTGGGTCTATCCAATACCAGTCATCTACTTCATTACCAAGTTCATCTTCTGACGTGTAGTATATATCATCATAACCATATTCAAAACCTAAACTATACCATGGATTAACTGGATACTCTACAACCTCTCCATCACCTGTCGTAAATGTTTCTGTTTCATTTAACCATATTTCTATAGGGTTATATCCGTAAGCTCGTTCATGTGTACGATATATTGCGCCTGCAGATATACTAAACTTTTTACCAATAGGTAATCTAGCTCTAAGCTCTCCTGATTTATAAGAAAAGTTAAAAGCACCTTGCTCTCTCGCCTCAACCTTAGCTATATGATAATCACCTGTGTGTCTTAAAAAATATCTATAGTTTTCAAACTCCTCACCTCTTAATCTTTCTTTTTCAAAATGGAATAAATATTCAAAGCCATCAACAGCTGATGTCGGTGCTGATAAAGCTAGTTGACTTTCTCTTACTTGGTTTCCTGTCCAGAAATTACCTGGCTTTCTTTCGTAACCAAACCTACCTAGCTTTCGTATACCAACACCATACCTATAGTCAAAGTCAAAATACTCAGTAACCTCTATAACTCGTGGTATCGCGTATAGATCTCCATCAGCAGGTCTTTCTACAAAGTAATCTTTTCTACTATTTTCATATGCGTTACGTATATCACCCGCGGCGTATATTGTACCATACTTTAAAAAGTCATCATATATATTTTTGAATAAACTTTTTTTATCTTGTGCATTACTTACAAATACACACAGGGCAAAAAGGACACATAAAATTTTTTTCATTTTTCATTTTGTTAAAATTTTCTTTTAAATTTTGGGGTTTTAAACTTTGGTGCCTTAAACTTATTGGTTTTAAATTTCTTTAAAAATTTATTATCTGGTATTATTATTTCTTCTTTTTTCTTATTATAACCTAAACCTAAACTCCATTGATCCCAACCTAAAGCTAACGCTATAGACTGCCACCATTGTGTTTCATTATCTACGGCTACTTTAAGGTTATCCATTTTTTGTACAACTCTATCAGCTGGTACATTAAAGAAAGCTGATAAAAGTTTTCCTCCTGCAAGCCAAGCTGGGTTATCAAATGATAAACCTTTTTCCATTATTTCATCACCATCATATTTAACTATGTTACCTACCTGTGCTATTTTTCTTATTTTAGAAGATACAGGTGGTGATATACCTAGCGCTGTTATTGCTACCTTAGTATATTCTGGATTTCTTTTTTCTGATTCTTCAATAGCTTTTAACACCATGTTTTTAACAGTAGAAGTAATAGCTCCAGGCAAGCCAGTTCCTCTTAATAAAGAATCTGCCATACCATTTAGCGTACGCATGTCCTTTTCTTTTTCTTTTTCTTCGTCGTCGTCCCACAATAAAGCAAACATAGCGTTTTGCAAAGCGTTGAATATGTAATTTTGTATAGCGCCGTAGTATATTATTTTAGAAACATTAGTTTTCCAATCACCTCTTTTGTTTATTAAATCTAATGTAGCTTTTTTAATTAACCTAGTGTACTGCATAGGTGTATTAGCAAATGCTAATATAACTCTACCTAAAGGACCAGCTTGTTGTTGTGATATTCTATCAGGTCTACTAGACTGCTGAGCTTCCTCTGTGAGTTCTTGGAAATCACCAAAAGCTTTTGACTCAGCTTCTTGTAAGCTTAAACCTTGGTTAACATATGTTTGTACTCTGTTTCTAAAAAAACTAGCACCACCTACTGATATAGCAAAACTATCTGCTATTTGTGTAGGTAAAAACCCTTTATCTAATAAATAAGCTATACCTGCTTTTATAGGGTTTTTAGAGTTAGCTACATAGTTGGCTATTTCACTAGCACTAACATCTATTCTATTACCTTTTCTACGCTGTTGTAAAAAGTCAGAGTTAAATATTTTTACAAAATCTGACCAGTATTGTTTTTGATTTAATAATGTTTTAGCTACAGCTATAGGATTATTATCACCTAAATTAATAAAGTTTACCGCAGATATTGTCTGTAAAACAGCCGATCTAGCATTAAAGAACATTATTGTTCCAACAGAGTTGTTAATCCAATTCATGAAGTTATTAACTAACCTGTTCTTACCAAAGTTTCTATTAGTACCGTTTTCCATACGATACAATATATCTTCTAATGCTTCTCTAAAATTAGAACCATATAACGCTTCTATTTTATTTAGATTTTCTTTACTAAATATTTCATTTTTGTTTTTTACCCACTCAGATAAATATTGCTTTCTACTTATATCTCTTAGGTTACCTTGTAAATCACCTGATATATTGGATGCTGTCCAGTTTTCTGACGGTTGTACATAGCCTTCACCTGTCATATTAAATACTTGATCAGCAAATGATTTTAAGTTTTCATTATTCTCTACAACTTCAACTAATCTATTTATATCTTGTTTATTTAAACCAGGTATATCATATCCACCTTTAACCCACATGTAAACTCGTGCAGCATCTTGATTAGTAAAACCTTTATATTCAGATTCTTTACCAAGTGATCTTAAAAACTTTTTATCAAATCTTTTTCTTATAGTATTGTAATTTCGCCTTGATGCGTTTTGTGCTATTGACAACGCTTGCATTGCCTGACCAAAAGGTTTTATTAAACTATCTTTAAAAAACTGTAGTTGTGCCTCACCAACTTTTCCTTTACCTAAAAAGCTATATATTAAACCAACAAAGTCTTCTGCTGAAGGCGGAACAAAGAATTTAAATCTACCTATGTTTTTTCCTATTTGTCTAGCTCTTGCATCTGAAAACATTTCATCAGCTTTTATACCTTTAGTTTGTTCTAATATAGTGTTAAACTTTTCAGAGTTAGTCATACTATTTCTAAAGCCTGCAACCTCTGTTCTTGATTTTATATCATATTTGTTTAATGATTCTTGTACTGCTTTTACGTTTTTATAAGCGTCATCAGCAAAATAAAAATCATTATAACCTTCTAACACTTTGTCTTCAACCCACGCGGCCTTAGCTTCAGGTCTACCGTCTTCTAATCCTGTTATATTTTTTAAAGGTATATCTAAGCCTATACCTTTTAAAAACTTTTGTATAGCGGTTGCCGATGCTTGAGGTCTAGCTGTTAGTATATATACATTTTCATTACCAAACTTTTTGTTACGAGCTAAAGCTTTTTCAAACATAGGTCCTTTCTTACCTCTCATAACTTTGTTAAACTCACTAAAATCAAACTTAGCTCCTTGCTCTGATAATTGATCAGATGTTTTAGCAAACTCCTCTGCGTTTATTTTTCTAGTTGTTCCGTCAGGCATTTCAACCCCAACTTTAGAATTAGTTTTAGCTAAAGTATCGTCAAAGTCCCACACACTAATACCTTTTCTAGGTCCTTGACTTTTTCTAATCTTCATAGCTGTATCATCTACTCTTACATTAGCACCAACAGCTGTTCTAAATATTTGATCGTATTCGTTTAATACCTCTTGATATTTACTTACACCATCTAAATTAAATATTTGTTTACCTAGTTTAGGTTCTAGTAAAAATCTTATGTTACCTAAAGGACTATTTTTACCACCAACTTCATCTATTCTTTTAGTATCAGATTCTAACATAGCAGACTGTTCATATCCCTCTAGTATACCAGCTATATTGTCCTCAAAACTATTGTCTAACATTGACATAAATATAGAAGATGTAGTAGAAGAAGAATCTTGTACGTGTTCACCTTTATAACCCTTAAACTTGTTATCTATATTTTGTGGACCATCAACAAAATAAAACGAAGTAAATGAGGCGTATGCTCTAGCGGAATAAACAGCATTAGTAGTCATCTGCATGTTAGCAAATATAGAAGTCATAGCTTCACCTCTGTTTCTACCACCTTTAACCTCATTGTTTACCCAGTCATTTAAACTAGAGTGATAAGCATCCATTAAAGCTAAACCTGATTTTAAAGAAGCTTTACCTCTTGGCCCCATTATACGAGACATTACATTAGCTTTTGTTTGTGCGCCCCATGGTTTATTAGCTATATTTCTATACACGCTTAATATATGACCCATAGTTGCGGCTCCTTTATTTCCTAGTTCTATATCAGAGCTCTTATAGTTTTTCCACTTAGCTTTTGTTTGTTCAGTTGCCTTGTTGTTTTTAATAGCATCTGCTATAGCTTTTTGATATTTCTTCTTAAAAACCTCTTTACTAACTCTTCTTCCTTCTTCATATTCTTCAGGTGTAACTTTCTTTTGCCTGTCTTCACTTATTAAACTACCATCAGCATTGTACACCATACCAACTGGTGATCCACCTCTAGAGCTACCATTATCTTTCATGTGCATTTTTGTAAGCCAATTGTAGTTTTGGTTTTTTAACTTACTTAATGCTTTTAACACCTCAACAGGCATATACTTTATTTGATCTAAAGTTTCATTAAGCCACGTGTCATATCTTTCAGAGTTATATATTTTTCTTTTATTACCTTCTAAATCTGTGTAATCAGTAACCCAATTATATTCTTTATTGTTTATGTATTCTTGTAGTCTGTTATTATAATTACCTACAAAGTTAGGAAATTGGTTTTTAATAACTTTTACAAAACCGTCATTAATTCTACCTATTACTTTAACGGTATTGTCTACCCAGTAATTAAATGAATCTATAATAGAATCATATATCAACGGTTGTTGTTGTTGCATTTCATCTAGACTCAACTCATTTAATAAACCAACTAATTGCTCTTGAGATATACCTAGTGTTTCAGCTGTTTGTACTACTTGAGAATATCTTAAACCTTGAGAATCAGGAGTAGCTCTATCTATAGCGACTGATAACATAGCAATATAATTTTGCTTTAAGTTATCGTTCATTAATTCTTGTTGACCTATCCATCTGTTTCGCAGATCTGGATTATCCATTAACACATTGTTGACCTCATCTTTAGCAAGCTCAGTAGCTAATACTTGCGCTAATGATTCTTTTCTACTTCTAACTTTTTTACCCTTTGTAAAGTAATCTACAAAATCCTGTTTAGTTAAATTGTTTTTTATTCTCAACGCGTTACCAGCGTATATGTTTTTAACTTGTCTGTCTGCTATATTAGATTCAGAAGCTGACATACGATCGTTAACCACTGTAGATAATTCTGTAAACCTTTTGTTAACAGCTGATTGTGGTATTTTATCCCATAATGCTTTATAGTTTTTATCTAAAAACTCTGTGTACTGCTCTATAGTTCTACCTAATAATGGTCTTACTTTTTTGTAAAGCTCTTTAGAAAAAGCTTGTTCTAATTTTTTTCTTAATTCTGGTTGAGTTACAGAAGGTAAAGATTTA